TGGCGAGCGCGGAGGCGCAGGCGCCGAAGACGGCCGCGACCGCGGGCGGGACCACGATCGGGGTGTACCGCGAGTGAACGCCGGTTTCACGTCCTTGCCCTTCTCTTTTGGCTTCTCGTCTGCCACGACTAGCACGCCCATCACGTCCCCCGGCCGCACCGCGCGGCGCTCGTATGCGGTTCAAATTACCCTCTCTACTCCAGTTCGCACCGCCCCTTCCGTGATTTTATACAACCGGGGTTGACGAACACAATTGGTCATGGTACACAATATGACATCAAACGCGGTTTGAGGAGAAACCATGAAACCAAGTTCGACATCGGCCGGTAAGCGGACGACGGTCGCGGTGTCGCCCGAGTTCGCCGCCAAGCTCGCGGAACTCGCGAAGGGGCACCGCCTGAGCGTCGCGGACTACTGCGACAAGCACATGCTCGCGGGGCTGACGAAGACGTGGCGCGCGATGCTCACGAACAAGCTCAAGGCCACCGAAGCGGCGAAAGGCGGGGAGTGACCGTGGCGACCGCGAAGCGCCTCGCGACCAGACTGGTCAAACTCCGCGACGTGCTGGCGGCGCTCGCCTGCTCGCGCCCGACGTTCTGGCGCCGGTGGCACGCGACGTTCACCGACGTGCGGCCCAAAGAGGACCGGCGTCCGGGCGTCGAGAGGAAGGTGCTTGAGGACGAACTCTCGGTCGCGGTGGAGAGCGGGCGGGCGGCGGTGCTGCTGTTCCGACGGACGATGGGGCGGGCGTGATTCGGTTTCTGTTTCTCACTTTTTCAAGGGGGACGAGATGGCGACGACGAAGGCGACGAACGGCAAGGCGAACGGGCGGCTCACGAAGGATCTGGCGGAACTGCTCCCCACCGAGGGGGCGGCGCCGGCGAGCAAGCTTGCGAAGGGCGCGGCGAAGGTCATCAGCATCCCGAAGTTGAACATCATTCAACTCTCGGTGCCGGTGCGGGGCATCACGCCGCTGCTCATCTGCAAGTTCGACCAGAAGGTGCAGCAGGAGATGCAGGACAGGACCGAGGGCAAGGCGAAGAACAGGAAGGCGCCGAAAGACCCGGAGGCGGAGTGGAACGCGGCCCGGCACATCGCGGCGCGGTCGCGGGACGGCAGGGCGGGGTGGGACGGCATCCACGCGGGCGGCATCCGTGCGGCGATGATCGACGCGGCGCGGGTCGTGGACGGCGTGACCATGACCGAACTCAAGCAGATGCTGTTCGTCAAGGCGGACGGGTGGAGCGCCGAGGGCGCCCCGCTGGTGAAGATCGAGGGCGCCGCGCGGAAGCACACGGCGATGTGCCGGACGACAACCGGCGTCGCATATCCGCGGCACCGCCCGATGTACGACGAGTGGAGCGCGACGATCCGCTTGCAGGTCGTGGGCATCTCCGAGGAAGAGGCGGTCAACCTGCTCAGCATCGCGGGGTTCACCTGCGGTGTGGGCGAGTGGCGCCCGACCTCCCCGAAATCGAAGACGGGTGATTGCGGCCGGTTCGAGGTCATCGGTGCCGAGGTCGCGGCGGACTAACGAGCGTGTAGTCCGAAGCCGGGATCGCAACGGCTTGCTTAGGTACGCGACGCGACCGCCAGCGTCGCCACGAAAACCAGCGGCGGGAAACCGTCCATTGCCCGCGCACTCGCAAGGCGCGCGGGTTGTAACGCGACGCTTTGCACGGGAATGCCTAGCGGCGGCCCGCAGAGCGGGGCAGCGGCGGGAATGCTGACGGCTGCAAGGGCGAGTTGAGGCGAGCGAGACAGAGGGTTGCCTTGCTTGGCCGGGCTGCCAATCCGGTGCCTGTCTGTTCGAGGCGTGCCACTGCTTTGCGAAGCATGGGCACCATCACTCAAGGAGGGTTCTACGGTGGCGACGAAAACGAAGGCACAGAAGAAGCGGGCGCCCGCCAAGACCGGGTCGTACCGGTGGCGCGCGGGTTCCCGCTTCCCCGTGAAGGCGTCCGTCGCCGCCGCAGAACTCGCCCGCATCCGCAGGTCGAGCGGCGGGTCGGTGACGCCCGCGAACGTGGTGGACGCGGCCCGCGACCCGGGCCACCCGCTGCACCCGTGTTTCGAGTGGGACGACACCAGCGCGGCGGAACGGTGGCGGCAGCAGCAGGCGCGCGTGCTCATCAACAGCGTGCGCGTGGTCGTGGAAGAGGTGAAGGGGCCGGCGCAGCAGGTCGCGTTCGTGTCGGTGAACGTGCGGGACCAGGGGCGGGCGTACCTCCCCACGTCGGTGGTGATGAGCGACGACGAGTACCGCGCCGAGTCGCTCGCGGACGCGCTCGCCGCGCTCCAGGGGTGGCGGCAGCGCTACCGGCACCTGTCGGAACTGGCGGAAGTGTTCGCGGTGATCGACGCGGTCCAGAAGAAGAAAGCGGCCTGAGTCACCTGCGGGGAGGGCGTGAGCGATGTTCCCGACGAGTTTCCTTCACTGTGTCGCGGTCGGGTTGAGCGTACTCGCGCTCCTGTTCGTGGCGCTGCCGCTGGTGGTGGCGCTGACGCAGGGGGACGAGGACGCGACGACGGAGGGGGAGTGATGACGACCACAGCCCGTTCGCCGTTCGTCGTCCCGCGCCCGACCCCCTGCCCGGCGTGCAACCGGGGCTGTCCGCAGTGCGACTGGTCGGCTGTTGAGAGTGCGTGGTTCCGCCTCCAGCCGAGTCGGACGTTTGCCTATCGCCATGTGATCTATCGTCCGTCGGCGTTCCGGGGGTGCGGCAAGTTGAAGGTCCGCACGGCGAGGAATGAAGGCGGCGGCAAGTTGTCGGTGAACGAGTACGCGGTGCGGGAGTTTCCCTGTGACTTCGCGGGGCGGGCGTTTGCTGTCGAGAAGGTGGGCACCCAGCGGCGGCACGAGTGCTTTTTGGGGTTCGACGGGAGCGTGAGCTGTAGCTGCGAAGGCGAGACGTACCAGAGCGCGGCGAAGGCCAACCAGCGGGCGCATGACGAGGGTTCGGAGACGTTCGCCACGAAGGGTTGTGTTCACCTCGATTCCCTGTGTGCCCTGATGGGTGCGGGGTGGCTGGACGTGGAGAACAAGGCGGCGGTCGCCTGATCGAACACCGGCGGCGGGCGGGGCGGATCGGCCGACGCGGGGTTCCCCCAATCCCGCGGCCCCGCCCGCCGTCCGGGGTGAGCAGACAGACAGAGAGGAGGCTACTCCGATGGACGAACTACCGACCCACATCATCGCCGCAGAAGAGGCATTGAGCGAGGCACTGACGGCGGTGGAAGTGGCGACGAGTGAGTTACTGATGGCGTACTCAAGGGCGGGCGCCCGTGGCTTGCCGGTGCGCGACGACTTCGACGCCCTGCACGGCCAAGCGGACTGCATCCGGGCGCACCTCGCCCGCGTGCTGCGGCGGTTGGGGCCGCTCGCGGCCGAGGCGCGGCGCGAGAGCGAGTGCGAGACGGTCTGAACACCCACGGAAGGATCACATGGACGACCCGCTCTTCACCCTGCTCGAAGCCGCCGCCCGCATCGGGGTGCGCTTGACGCTGCTCGATGGGCTGCTCGCGGAGGGGCAACTGCTGCCCTCGGCGCGCAACAGTCGCGGGGAGGAGTTGTTCAGGCTGAGCGAAGTGCGCGAGGGGATCAAGAGGTACAGGGCGGTGATGCGGGGACGGAAGGCGCAGACGAAGTGAACCACACACGGAGGGTCAAGTGATGCTCGCCCTGGTACTCGGCGGTCTGTGCTGTTCGCTCGTCGCGGCGCTCCTCGCCACGCGGCACACCCTGCGGCTCACCCGCTGGCAGCGCGACGCGGCCCGCCGGGAGCGCGACGAAGCCCTCGCCCGCGAACGGGACTGGCGCGACAGCGAACCGCCGGTGCTGCTGCCCTTCAAGATGAAGGGGCAACCCGACCTGCGGACGTACAGCGAGTGCGACGACGAGGACCGGGACGCGGTGCATTCGTGGACGAAGCACACACCGAGGGAGGGCGGGCGATGACAGACGAGTCACAGCAGGGGTTCATTGAACCGAAGACGCTCGAAGAGGCCGAATCCCGACGGGCGCAACTGGCGACCGACATTGCCGCGATTCAGAACCAGTTGGGCACCCTGAACAAGACCACCCCCGAGGGCCGCCGCCTGACGGTCCAAGAGTGGGAGCAGTGGCGCAAGAAGGCGAAGGCCGCGCACACGCACAAATGCGCCGAACTCCGCGCCGTCAAGGAGTGGATGCAGGCGTACCACCGCAACTACCGGCTCACGGCACCGGGACTCGGGGCGGGTCTGTCGCGCAACGCTCTAGCGACGGAGGCGAAGCGTGCGATGGAGCGGTTCGCCGACTTCGCCGCGGCGATGGAGGACGAGATCAAACACCTCCAGTCGGAGAATGCCGCGCTGCGAGAGCGGTTGGCTCAGTACGAAACGGCGCCGGTCGTCGCGCCCGGCAGCGACCGCGATATGTGGCGCGACGGGTACGCGAAGCAAGACGTGGCGTAGTTACGGGAACAAGCGGTCGTAACCCGGCCGCATGTGTGGGGGAGTGGTGTCGAGTGTTTCGAGGGGGAGCGCCCGGCGGGGCTGTGGAAGGCTACCCGCCGGGCGCGTCAAACAGGGAGCTAGCTATGGTTATTTCGCCCCAAGTGGCTTCCCATTCGTGGGAAATCTGGGTCGGCGGTCCCGGCGGCTACCGCGAGCGCGTGGACCTGTGCGGCCTGTGCGGGTCGCCCGACGATGCGGAATCGCTGCGTAACGCGGTGCGCGAGTGGCTGCATCGGGAGGTCTGGGGCGAGCGGCTGGACCGCCTGCCGCCGGACGACCGCGACGAACTTCGCGCACTACGGACGGGGTTCCGGGCGTCCGGCGTGGACTTCGCAACACTGCGGGTGTCCGTGCGGGTGGCGCGACTGGTGGGGGTGATCGAGGCGCCGACCGACGAGTTCGGTCGGGTGATCGAGGGGAAGCGAGCGGCCCGCGTGTCTTTCTACGACCCCACCACCGACGACGGGGATGATGACGGGGACGACGACACGGTGACGCTGCCGCCCGAGGACGTGTACCTCGTCGACGACCTGAACGGCGACGAACGGTGATCCACTCCGTCGGGTGGGTGGGGCGCCCGGCACCGGGGCGCCGAGGGCCGCACGTTCACGGCCCGCAGGTGTGCATGAGCCGTGAGTGTGCGGTCGCAATCCCCAAGAGTGCGGCCTAACCACGGCAGCCGGGGCGCGGGGGCTTTTCTCCCCCCGCGGCCCCGGCACTCGGACAGCGACGGAACAGGGGCGGGGGCGGTCGGTTACGAGGTCCGCGCAAACGAGTCTGCCGGAACAGAGTCGAGGCGCGCGGACGGTGCGGCAGAGGGAATAAGACCCCTCGCCGTGCCACGACCGACCCCGCCCCGCTGAGTGAGGAAGAGGCTTGGTTCCGGGGCGGGCACGGGTCCGTACGGGGTGCAAAACAGGGCAGGTTGAAAGCCCGACCCGCATTCCGGCACCGCGTTCGACTCGCGGCGGAACCGCTGAAACGAAGGCACAACGAGGCACCGACCCACGATGAAACTCACGAACCACTTGGGCGCCGTCATCCCCAAGTTGCACTTGGTCGCGGAGACGCCCGCCGACGAGGTGCTGTTAAGGCGGTTCAAAGACACACTGAGCGGAGATCCCGCCGTTCGGCTGACCCTGTTGCTCGACCTGCTGGAGCGGCACGAGGCCACGGAACCGGTGCGGGGCGAGCGGAGGGCCAGCTAATGAGCGACACGACTACTACCGGAGCAGAGCCCCCGGCGGCGTTCGCGTGGCACATGCTGACGCGGCCCGAGAACACGATGCCGCTCCAGGCGGGCCTGGACTGGCTGCGGACCGCGATGGACACGGACGACGTGGGGGCGGTGAAGAGGGCACTGTACGCGGCGGCAAGCGACTGGATGAGTGAGGAGTTCGTCCGCGACTGCACGCTGTGGAACTCGACACCGGCCGCGATCACGAACCGGGTCCGCAGCGGCACGTTCGACCTCAACGGCATCAACGGGTTCAGCGACCCCGTTGGTGAAATGCGCCGGGTCGCGGGACTGGCGAACTTTCTGCGGCAAGAGGTCGCCGCGCGGTGGCTCCCGTGGGTCGAACGCGCCGAACAGACTTTATCCCTGTGCCGCCAACTGGAAGCCCTCTGAAAGTGGAGAACGCCCGATGTCTTCGCTCCTTTGCGGCCTCCTGGCGTGGCCCGTGAAGCACACCGACCACACGCACGCGTCCTCGGCGCCGCGGTTCCTGACCGCCGGGACGCCCGTGAGCGTGTTGACGCGGGGGGAGCGGTGGGTGCTGGTGCTGTGTGACGGCGTGGCGTTCCGGGTGCCCGTGGGGTTTGTTTCGGAGGGCGGGAAGTGAAACCGAAGCATCGCGCAACCGAACTGCCGGCGCCCAAGTTCACGGACTTGGAGCGCGAAGCGTACCAGTGGCTCTGGGACGCGGGCATCCGGCCGTGGACGGTGGACCTCGTGACCAAGAAGTGCCAGACCGAGGACGAGACGTTCCCGTCCGTCGTGGACTACGCACGCAAGTGCGGGTGGGGCAAGTGATGACCTCAACGGCGATCAATGTAGCTTCGGCCCTCGATGACCTGTGCCGTGAAGCGCAGGCATCCCCGGCGGAATCTTCCCCGGAGGCGGGGCTAGCCGTCGCAAGGACGCTAGTTCGTCTCGGCGTCCGCGTGCCACTAGACAGCGTGCGTTCCCCGTGCTCCTGCCCACTGGCGTGCTACCTGCTGCGGGCGTGCCGCGAGTTGACCGACGACCCCCAGGAGCAGGGTAAGGTTTACGTTCTCGTGGGGACGAATCACGCCATGTTGCGGTGGTTCCGCGACGGTCGCCGGGTGTGGGAGTTCGTCCCGCTGCCGCCGGTGGTGAGGGCGGCGGTGGTCGAGGTCGGGCGGCTGCGGGAGTTGGGACTCGTTGAGGGGAGGAGCGCGGCGTGATCGAGTTGCCCACGGAAGACGAGCCGGTGAAGGTCGTGTGCGGCGACGCGCTCGAGGTGCTGCGCGCGCTGCCGGACGGTTGCGTTGACGTGGCGGTCACTAGCCCGCCGTACAACCAGCTCAACGGAAGCGGAATCAACGGCGGTGGAATGATGAAGCGGAACGGGTTCACCCAAACCGCCAAGAGGATTGGCTACGCCGACGACATGCCGGAAGGGGATTACCAATCGTGGCTGCGAGGTGTGGTTACGGAACTGACTCGAGTGTGCCGCGGTTTGGTGTGGGTCAACCACAAGGTTCGATACCGCGACGGCGCGGCGATTCACCCGCTCGCGTTCCTGCCCTTTCCAATCCATTCGGAGGTCATTTGGGACCGCGGTGGTTCGATGGCGTTGAATTGCAAACGCTTCGCGCCGTCGCATGAGGTGATCTACGGGTTCGGGTCGCCTTCCTTTTGGGACGACTCGAGTAACTCCCTCATGTCGGTGTGGCGCATCCCCGCTCACCGCGAGGAGGGGGGGCAAGGGGCACCCTTGCCCGTTCCCAATCGCCCTGCCTCGCCGCCTCATTAGCTCGAGTTGCCCGCCCGGAGGCATTGTCGTGGATTGCTTCGGCGGCAGCGGCACGACGGCAGCGGCGGCTCTCCACGAGGGGCGCCGGTGCCTCATCATCGAGAAGGACGCGGGGTACTGCGACATCATCCGGCGTCGCGTGGCGGACGCGCAGGGCGTCGGTAAAGGCTCCCTGTTCGCGCAACCGGACCTGTTCTCCGAAGGTGCGGCGTGAGTGACGCGAACCCCGTCCTGCTGAGCATCGCCGAGGCCGCGGCCCTCGTGGGCGTGTCCCCGAACACGGTTCAAGCCTGGCGGTTCAACGGATGGTTAACTGTGGCGAAGTGGGTGAAGGTCAGGACCGGTGCGGGGCGCAAACGGATGCTGTTCACGGCAGAGGCGGTGCTGGCGTATCACGCGGCGCGCCGGGTCGGGCGCCCGAGGAACGGGGAAGCAACGAAGCGGTGGAGGGCGAGCCTGTGAGCACGAGAGCGAACACAGACGACGCGGCCTTACTCACGATCCCCGATGCGGCCCGGTTGGTGCGGCGCCCGGTCGGGACGGTGGCGGACTGGCGCCGCAAGGGGCTGCTGCCGGTCGCGGCGTGGGACGGGGTGCGCCCGCTGGTGAGGCGGAGCGACGTGTTGGCGGTCGCGGAGCGGATGCAAAAGCGCAAGGGGAGCGGGAAACTGCGGCGACAAGTGAAGCGGGGCGCGCTCTCGGCGCCGGTCGGACCCGCGACCGTGCCCACGACGACGCGCCCCGGAAGCGAGAGTCGCATTCGGGTGTACCAAGAGCGGGTCGCAAAGGGCGAGTCGGTGTTTCACGGTGACGACTTAAAACTTACACGAGATGCGGCATAACGATGCGAACTGACCTGAAAAGCAGGGTGCTGATGGGGTATAGTGGAACGAGCCAAACGGAGCGCTACCAACGCTCCGCTGGCTCTGACCACCAACACCCCCGCGTGAACGAGGGCACTTCGATGGCTAAGGCCAAGTCTACACCCCTGCGCACCCGTCGGCCGCTGATTAATCTCATCTCGGTGGGCGACACGTTCGGTCTTCTCACCGTCACTGACATCCGCCGCGACCGACGAGAGTCGCTCGTCTGCCGCTGCGAGTGTGGCGCTGAGGTCCGGCGCAACGCCAGCCAACTGCTCATCAAAAAAGAGTGGCGACACGTTCGGTGCGCAATTCAAACCAACCAGCGGTTCTTCGACCGCATTATCCGCGTGCCGTCGGGGTGCTGGGAGTTCCAAAGCGCGCAAAGCGACTTTGGCTACCGCATCACCTGTCTGTACGGGAAGCGGGGTCACGCGCATCGTTTTTCCTACGCGATGTTCTGCGGACCGATCCCAGAGAAGATGTTCGTTTGCCACCGGTGCGACAACCCGGCCTGCGTGCATCCGGCACACCTCTTTGTTGGCACCGCCCTTGATAACAATTGCGACATGATCGCGAAGGGGCGGCACTTGAGCGAGAAGCGGCGAGCGCTGACCGACCGCCATCGAGGATACGGAAACCCGAACGCAAAGTTGACCGACGACGACGTGAGGGCGATTCGCTCGCTTGCAACCGAGGGGGAGAAGGTCGCGGTGATTGCAAATCGCTACGGGGTGCATCCGGGAACCGTTTATGGAATCCTGCGCCGCAAGTATCGCGGCGAGGTTGCCTGACAATCCGAACGCTTAGGCGGCGGACACGAAACTGGACCGCCGGGCGGTCTGAGTTCGGTTGCGCTCGCCGGAATCGCGGGCAAGGGTTGGGGTTCACGGCGAAGGGCTAAACGATGACCGAGTACCGCCAAGAACTGCTCCCGCTGGAGCGCATCGCCGCCGCCATCGACCGTCCGTTGAAGGTGGTGCAAGGCTGGGTCGAGAGCGGGTTGCTCTCGTGGCGCGCGATCCTCACCCCTGTTCTACCGGGCTATTCGGCTACCGGGCGGGTCGATCGCGGGGTGCGGTTCGGCAAGCCCGTGGTGGTTTATGCGTTGGCGGACGCGGAGCGGCTGAGCGAAGGGAGCGAGTGGTGAGGATGTTCGCTTGCGCCCGGCGCCCGCGAGCGCTACGCTGAGAGCGCGAACGACCCTCATCAAACGGAGATTGCCTTGAAGCTCAAGCAACCGGTGAAGTGGCACGGTGGCAAGCACTACCTCGCGTCGAAGATCGTCGCGCTGATGCCGCCGCACGTCCACTACGTCGAGCCTTACGCGGGCGGGCTGTCGGTGCTGCTGGCGAAGAACCCGGAGGGCGTCAGCGAGGTCGTGAACGACCTGAATCTCCAACTGAGCAACTTCTGGAAAGTCCTTCAAGGCGGGGCGCTGTTCGCCGAGTTCCTGCGGGTGATGGAGGCGGTGCCCTTTTCCGAGGTGGAATACCGGGGGCGCATGCCCGACGACGATTTGGTTTCGGTCGATCCGGTCGGGTGTGCCGCCGCGTTCTTCGTTCGGTGCCGTCAGTCGCTCGCGGGCCGCATGAAGCCGTTCACGGGCATCACGAAGACGCGGACCCGGCGCGGGATGAACAACGAAGTCTCCGCGTGGCTGAGTGCGGTCGATGGCTTGCCCGAGGTTCACGCCCGCCTGCGGCGCGTGCTGATCCTGAACCGGGACGCCCTCGACGTGATTCGCGGACAGGACGGACCCGACACCCTGTTCTACCTCGACCCGCCGTACCTGCACGAGACGCGGGCGACGACCGCCGATTACGCCCACGAGATGACAACTGAGCAGCACCGCCAACTGCTCGAAGTAATCACCGCGCCGTCGATTCGGGGCAAGGTGATGCTGAGCGGCTACCGGAGCGAACTGTACGACGGCTGGCTCGGAGACTGGCACCGGCACGAGTTCGACCTACCGAACCACGCGTCGGGGAGGACCACGAGCGGGAGCAAGCGGCGGATGACGGAGTGCCTGTGGACGAACTTCGACGCGGCGCCGGTTTCGGGCGCGGCGTGACCGGACCCACGGCAAGGAGGGTAGCAACGTGGACGCCGAACTGAGTGCGATCCTGGCGACCGCGGACCAACTGTGGGCGGACGCGCGCCGGCTCGCGGCGGACTTCGAGCGCATCGCCAATTGCGGGGCGGACGGGTCGGCGCGGGACGAGCGGATCGTCCGGGCGGGGCTGCACCTGCTGGCGCTGGAGTTGGGGATTCGCGGGGAGCGGTGGGACGAGGACGCCCCACCTCCCGCCGGGGCGGGGTGACACACAAATGGAACGCGGGGAGCGACCGATGCCAACGGAACGCACGCGGAGTGACAGCGTGTGGTGCTGCCTCGCCCACCTGCCGGGGCATGTGGGGAATGGGATTGGCGTACCGGGGGTGACGGGACCGGGCGGGGAGTTGTGCGCGGCGTGCGCCGAGCGACTGGGGGAGTTCGTGCCGGACGAGGCTGAGAGTAAGGGGCAGGGCGAGCAATGACGACGGCGGGGGAGCGAACTACACACAGTGGGGTCGAGGTAGATACAATGATCGACGCAATGGAAGTCAACGCCAAGCACTCCGAACGCCTCAAGGCGCTCCAGGCCAAGCTCGACAAGACCGACGCCCAGATGGGCGAGATGTTCGGTGTGTCCGAGCGCGCCTACGTCTCGTGGAAGTACCGCGAGCGCAACCCATCCAAGTCCGCTCTCGTGCTGCTCGACCAGTTCGCGAAGAGGCACCGACTCGACTAAATTCCACAATGTGTAGATTCTGCCGTTGACTAAACGGCAGCGGAAGCTTACGCTTCTGAGGTACACAATGTGTAGATTGTGTTCCCGTCGATTTACTCTTTTTGGAGGTCGGGTCATGGGCGGCGACGAAGCGAGGGCGGCGTGCGGCTGGATGAAGTTGTTCACCGCGCAGGGCGTTCTGGTCACGCTCCCGGTCGGGGTGCCGTTCGATTACGCGGGGGCGCTCGCGGGGGTCGCGGCGGCGCTCGGCGCGGGGTGGCTGGTGAACATGCCGGGGCTGGAGGCGGGCGAAGAGAAGGAAGAGATCGGCTACGTCCTGCGGCGGGAAAAGGTGAACAGCGACCGCAGCGAAACGCCGGTACTCGACCTGTACTCGTCCAACGACGCGGCGAAGTTCAAGACGTTCAGCGTGTACCTGAACAAGCCTGAGGACGTGGCCGCGTTCGAGGCGGCGAGCGGCTTGAAGCTCGCGTCCCTGCGGGTCTTCCCCGGCACCGCGGCCCCGGAGCGCGGGGCGAACAAGTCGAGCGACGCGTTCATCGTTCGCGCCCCCAGGCCGTTCGGCGTCGTCCTCAAGCCCAACCCCAAGTTCAACCCCGACGAGACGGACGCGACCAAGAAGAAGCCGAAGCGCCTGTTCGTGCGGTGGGCCGGCGCCCCCGCCGGCCCCGCCCCCGTCACCGAGTCGAACAAGCCGGGTCCGGCGACCCCCGCGGACCTCGTGGCCGAGTACCGGTTCGTTCACGACGAGGCGGGGTTCGCGCGTCTGGAGGCGATCCGCGAGCGCCTGTGGCCCACCGCGACCGGCGCCGGCGACCGCACGCGGATGAAGGAGGCGTCCGACGAGTGCCGGCGGCGACTGACCGGAGGCGCCGAGGCGCAACCCGCCGGCTCCAGCGACTACATCCCGTTCTGACCGAACCGCCCGCGGGCGCGACTACGAGGCGACTTTGAGATGAGCGAAGCGGCACGGACACTCAAGCTGAACCCGTGGCACACGCGCGCCGAAGACCTGGCGCGCTGGGCGATGCTGCGACTCGTGAACCGCACCGACCGGTGCGGCCGGTACTCCGTGAACAAGGAGACCGGGCGGGCCAAGCCCTACGCCGACCCGCCGGAAGCGGAAGACGCGAAGGTCGGCTATCTGAATCACGCGCGTCTGGCGCAGCACTTCCGCGCGACCGAGACGCGGGCGGTCGTCGGCTCGTACAGCTACGGCGCGGACAAGTTCGGCAAGTGGCTCTGCATCGACATCGACAACCACGACGACAAGGGCGACCCGCTGGCGAACGAGCGGTACGCCGTTCACGTCGCCCGGCGCGCGGCGGCACTGGGCCTTTGCGTGTTGCTGTACGAGTCGAACGGCAGGGGCGGGTTTCACCTGTGGGTGCTGTTCGACGGCGCGGTGGCGGCGGCGCTGCTCCGCTCGCTCGGCAACTGGCTGGTGCGGGACTTCGCGGCGTTCGGGTTCGAGAAGATCCCCGAAGTGTTCCCGAAGAGCGACGGCGCGACGGAATGGGGCAACTGGGTGCGGCTCCCCGGCCGGCACCACACGCGGGACGTGTGGCCGCGCGTGTGGAACGGCACGGAGTGGGTGCGGGACGCCGACGCGGTCGAGCACGTCCTGGCGCTCGGCGGCGGCCCGATCGAGGGCATCCCGACGGAGGCCGCGGTCCACGGCATCGAGGTGCAGACCGGCGGCGGGGCCAAGACCGAGCGCCCGGACGGACTGGTCTTCGCGTGGGAGGACTTCAACGCAAAGGCAACCGTAAACGACGTGGTCGCGGTACTGGTGCGGAACGGGTGGGCGCGCGGGGGCACGCGCGCCGACGGTGCGGTGGACGTGGTTCGCCCCGGCAAGGCGGCGGGCGACGGGCAGGGCGGCAACGTGCTGTCGATCGACGGCCGCGCGGTGTTCTACTGCTTCACGGACGGCGCGCCGCCGCTCAAGGAGATGAAGGGGTACGCGCCCGCCGCGCTGGTGGCCCTGCTCGAACACGGCGGCAACTTCAAGGAGTCGAACGCGAAGCTGTACGAGCGGGGGTTCGGGACGCGGGTCGCGAAGAAGAAGGCGGACGCGGCGCCGAAGGCGGGGCAGGCGGGGTACAGCCCGCCCACGACCGACGGGGACACCGGCGAAAGCGAGTTGGTGTTCGCGTCCGTGGGGCACATCGTCCCCGAGGCGGTCCACTACCTCGTTCCGGGGTACATCCCGGCCGGGATGATGGGGATCTTCGCCGGCGAGGGCGGGCACGGCAAGAGCATGACGACGCTCGAACTGGCCGCGGCCCTTTCGGTCGGCCGGTGCGCGTTCGGGCTGAACTACCCCGACAAGGTGAAGGCGAAAACGCTCCTCATTAGCTGTGAGGACGACTGGGCGCGGACCATCGTCCCGCGGCTCGCGGCGCTGGGCGCGGACCGCAACAACATCCTGCGCGTCGAGGGCGTGCGGATGAAGAGGGCCGGAAAGGTTCTCGACTTCCACATGGGGCACTTCCGCGAACTCGACCGGGCGCTCCAGTCCGACCCCGAAATCAAGCTCATCGTGATCGACCCCGCGGGCGCCTACGTCGGTCGCAGCGGGGTGAACGAGAACCAGGACGCCGAACTGCGGAGCCTCCTCGGTCCGCTGTCGGAGGCCGCGAACCGGTCGGGCGCGTGCGTCCTGCTCATCAAGCACCTGAACAAGTCGGCCGGGGCGTCGGCCGTCTCGCGGGTCGGCGGGTCGGCGGGCTACGTCAACGCGGTGCGGTGGGCGTACATGATCGCGCCCGACCCCGACGACGCCGACAAAAAGCTGATGATCCCCATCAAATCGAACGTGCTGAAATCGAGTACGGCGGGCCTCGCCTATCGGATGCGGGACGTTCCGGTTGACGAGGGCGTGCCCCTGCTGCTCGGCGCGTGGCCCGACATGAAGCCCGCGGACGCGGTCGCCCTGGCGAAACAGTTGTTTCGCCAATCGTGGGAGGGGCACATCGACGTGAACGCGGACACCATCGCGGGCATCAAGCGGGCGCGCCAGCCCGCCGCGAGCAAGGAGAGCGTCGAGGAGTGCGTCGAGGCCATCCGCACGTTTCTGGGCGAGTACGCGTGGCCCGACAAGGAGATGGAAAAGGCGCTCAAGACGCTGGGTTTCTCGTTCAACGTCATCAAAGACGCGAAGGCCGAAATGCGACGCGACCCCGACGCCCCCGGACGACTGTCCTCGTCAAACGCCGGGCAAGAGGGCGGGTGCTGGTGGGTGTGGGTCGGGCCGAAGTTTCCGCGCCCGCGCGATCGCCCGGCGCAACAGGCGATACGGGTTAGCGAAGAGAGTGGGGGGCACGGGGGCACCCTGTAGCCCACCCCCTCCTCTCTCTCTTGTAAGAGAGACTGAGGGAGACTGACCAGACTGATGGGGACTGATGGGGACTGATGGGGACTGATGTTTCAATCGTTAACCACGGAAATACCGGTGAGGCCGGTCAGTCTCGGTCAGTCTCGGTCAGTCTTTACGGGGAAGCAGTCTCGGGGACACGGCGCGCAAAAAAACCGGGGCGGTACTTGGGGTGCGGTCATGGATTGCCCAGTCGGACCAATTGGAACGGTGTTGAGCGCACTCGCGGTCGAGGGCGCTGCCCTTTGGCCGGACGGTGGGAGCATCCACTACCGTGCGCCCAACCCGCTCTCTCCTTTTCTTCGCGAACTCGTCCTCGCCAACAAGCCCGCGCTCTTGGCGCATCTGGCGGCGTGGGACGCGGGCGGAGCGATCCGACTCGAGGAGGCTGCGGACGCCGTGGTTGCGGAGAGCGGGGTTTCGGGCCGGGATCCGGTCATCGCCGGGCAAGCGGAGCGGTGCGTTCGTGCCCACCACGCGCACGACATGGCCCGCGTTCGCGCGGCGTGCGCGCTGATTGCGGAGCGGGTTCGGGAGTTGATTACTCGGAGGAACGCGGCATGAGCGAGTCAACACCGTTGGCACTGGTGTGCCGCAGGTGCGGGTTGGAAACCTTCCCGCGGGTCGAGTGGCAGGAGTTCGCCGGCGGCAAGCGGCACCTGCGGGCCTCGTGCGCGGCCTGCGGCGGGTACATCAAGTTCCTGCCGCAGACGCCCGAGAACGTGGCCCTCGTGGTAACGCGGGGCGCGGCAGAGGGGCGGAGCGCGTGACCGTTCGCACCGGTTCGGAGCGGTCGGCGGTGTTCGCCCGGCTGCGGGCGCGGGTGGCGAAGGCGAAGGCGAAGGACGGGCACTCGGCACAGGAGGACGCGGCGTGACTTACCCATCCGACGAAGTGATGCACTGCCTCCACGCCATCCTGAGCGCCGACGAAGTCTCACTCTTCGAGGACGGCGAGTTGAAAGCTCACGCGATCGACCCGGCATCGTGGACGGGCCGCTCGTGGGTCGTGATCCCCCTCGAAGCGCAAGACGAGTTGATCCGCCGGGGGTGGATCGAACTCGTCGGCGTTGACGAACTCGAAGTGTTACCGGCGGGAAGTTACTGGTGCGAGAGATGGTGCCGCGAGCGCGAGAAGGCGCAGCGCAGGGGCGCGACGCAACGGAGGGCGATGTGACATGGCGACGTTTCTCTGTTGGGGCGACGGGTACGAGGAGTGCGACGCGAGCGCGGTCAAGGCTGACTGCGCCCGCGCCGCGGCCGAACTCTACAGCGAGAACCGCGACCGGGGCGGGACCGAGTACCCGCCGGAGCGCGTGATCTTCGTCAAGAGCGGCGACGTGGTGGAGGTGTACGAGGTGACGATGCGCACCGAGCCGGTGTACGAGGCGCGGAAACGGAGGGCGGGATGAACCCCTACCACCATCCCGATTACGCCGCGTTCGTGGCCGCGCTGCGAAAGTCGCCCGACGACCGCGTTACGCCGCTGGTCTGCGCCGACTGGCTGGAGGAGCGCAGCAAAGCGGACCACGCCCGGTTCGTTCGGGGGTGTGTGCGGATGGCGGAACTGCGCGACATCTTGGACGAGTGCGCGAAGCAGGATCTGAGTTACAGCGACCCGACGCGGGCGGTGCCGAACGCCGAGTTGATGGACCTCGTCCACAACCTGCGCGGCCACATCGAGCGGTACGCGCACGAGTGGACGGCGGGCGCGGCGGGGCGGTTCGTGAACCCGACTGCCTATGACTGGAAAAACGGGTTCCTGTGGCGCTGGTCGGTCCACATGGGCGACCACCCGGCGGTCGAGCGGAACACGTTGAAATCACTCGCGGCACTGCTCGCGCGGCAACCCATCACCGATGTCGCCGTGACGTTGCCGAGCGAGGCGGCCGTGGACTACGAGACGATGGTCGTTTCGGACCTCGCGGCGCGGTTCCGGGGCGTTACGTTCCGGCACGGTTCGTTCTCGGTTTCTCACCCCGCGGAGGAGGGCGTGACCAATGGCTAAGCAACCCAAGCCCGCGCGCATCCACCACAAGGTCGGCCCGCACCTGCTCACGGGGCTAAAGACCGAGATGGGTTGGCAGTTGTGGTGCGCGAGCTTCAAGGACATCCCCGAGCGGTTCAACGGATGCACCGACGCGTCCGAGGCGATTGACGAATTCGAGCGCCGGGCGACCGAGGGAGCGCAAGACGGCAAGCCGAAGGTGCCGACGCTATTCGACGGGCTGGAAGATGACGCGTTCGACCCGCCCGTGAGTCAGCACCTCGATGAGCAACGGGCGATCCCGTTGCACACGATGGCGCGCACCACCGACGACGCGACGAGCCACGCCGCCGCGGAGGAAGTCACGGCGAGTGGAATTGCCGCGGACCAGAGGAGAAGAGTGTTAGCCGCCGTGGTTGCTCAGCCGGGTTTAACCTCAGACGAGATCGCACAGGCGGCGGGGATGCAGAGGCACCAACCCGCGCGCAGACTGAGCGAGCTTGAACGCTTGGGCTTAGTCCGTCGGGGCGAGGCGCGGCCGTCGCGGGTGACGGGGCGCGCGGGGCTGACGTGGTACGCGGTGGAAGCGAACAGCGCGGAGGTGGCGTGATGCCCACCACGGAACCGACGAGCGGCAACGCCGGCTTCGACCACTGGGCGCGGACCCGGTTCGTGCGGGAGGGGTTGCGGGTCGTGATGTTGCCCGACTCGCTGCCGGGCAAATTCTCCGTGGGCATGACCCCGGAGCAGGCCGAGCACCTCGCGGCCCGACTGGTCGCGCTGGCGATCGAGGCGCGGGCGGCGCGCGCCGCCAAGTACCCGGAGGACGCGAAGTGATGGACGACGAGAGTGCGTTTCAAGCGGCGCTCGACGCCAACCCGGAAGACCACGTCACGCGCCTGGTGTTCGCGGACTGGTTGGAGGAGCGCGGCGACCCGAGAGGGGAAGGCTACCGGGCGCTGGGCGTCGGGCGCAAGTGGCCGTCTGTAAGTGAAGCGAGGTGGGAGACGAATGAGTGGTGGCATTCCTTCTGGCATGTGAACTACAAGCATCCGTATTCGATGATCGATGAAGACTGGTCCGCGCTCTGGCTGGAACCGCTGAAAGAAGGGCTGACTCACGAAGAGCGGATGCAGTTGATGGCGATTCGACCGTTCGGCTACCGCACCCGCTGCGAGACCGAGGACGCCGCCGCGCTCGCGTTCGCGAAACTGCCCGCCGAGCGGCGGGCCGAACTGCTCGACCCGACGACCACGGGGGCACGGACATGACCGACAAAGAGTTTCGCGAACTGGACGCGGAAGTCGCCGTGCGAATCATGGGGTGGAGCCGGCGCGACGCCGACCTCGCCCTGGAGTGCGCGGAGGGGTCAATCGCCGCGTGCCAGGAGTGCGAACGCGGATGCATCCCCGAATACTCCACGGACCCCGCTGTCGCCCTCACCGCCCTGGAGACGTGGCCGGGCGACTTCGAGGTGCGGCGGCGGAACGGCATCGCGTGGCAGTGCGTCCTGTTCAAGCCGTCGCGCGAGTGGGAGGCGTGGGAGTCGTCGCTGCCGCTCGCGGTCTGTCGGGCGCTGCTCAAGGCACACACGGGGGGCACCGACGTGAGCAAGCCCGACGCGGCCGGACGGTTCCGCTATCGCTGCAAAGTCTGCACGCGATTGGTGCTGTTTACCACGCGCGAGATGCGGAAGGCGCCACTGTGCCAGTGCGGATGGGCGCGGTGGAAGTTGTGGCCCGCGGTCGTACTGGACCGCGACCGAAAGGAGGGCAAGTGATGACGCCGGAACGAATCGCGGACCTCAAGGCGAGGTGCGAGCAGGCGCTGGCGTGGAGCGCGGTGGCGACGGCGCCGCCGTGGGACACGGACCCGCGCGACAGCACCGTGTGGGCGTGCGGCGGCGACGTGCCCGTGTGCGAGGTCACGGCGCACGCGCTCCGCGGCCACCGGCAGCGCGACATTGACAAGTCGTTCATCGCCGCCTCGCGCCGGCTCGTGCCGGACCTCGCGGCCGGGTGCCTCTCGCTGCTCGCGGAGAACGACGCGCTGCGCTCCGCCGCCCCCGGCACGCCGCTCGCGGTCCTCGACACCCTGTTCACGTTCGCGGAGCGTGAATGCGGGCATCAGGCGCACTCCGCTACGCACGCGCTGACGACGGTCGAGGAGTGGGTGAAGAAGGCGAAGGAAGAGATCGCGGAGTTGCGGAAGGCGCTGCAACCCTTCGCGAAGGCCCACATCACGGGGCACTTCTTGGAGATCCCGCGCGCCGCTTACACCCGCGCCGCCGCGGTGCTGGCCGACCCGACCGCGAAGAAGGAGACGACATGACCGAGCAGATTATCCGCTGCGACCACTGCGGCAAAGACCTGGGGCCGGACGCGTTCTACCCCAAGTACCGCGTCGCGCTGGCGGCGACTTACGTTCCCCCCAACGGTCCGACGTGCGCGGCGGTCCACCTGACCCCGCCCGTGCCGCGGCCGTGCGACTTCTGCGACCTCGCGTGCCTGCGCGTGTACCTCGGTACGAAGGGGAAGGGGTGACCGCCGTGCCCGTAACCGTGACCGTGCCGGGGCTACGCATCCGGTCCGTTGCCAACCTCCGAGAGCACTGGAGCGTTCGCCGCAAGCGGGTGAACGACGAGAAGCTCGCGCTCATGGCGGAGTTGCTCCGCGTGCCGCAGGCGGTCGCGGAGAGCGTGCGTTGCACCGGCGGACCGCTCCGCGTGCGGTTCGTGCGGCTCGGCGGGAAGCCACTGGACAGCGACAACTTGGCTTCCGGCTTCAAGGCGTGTCGGGACCAACTCGCGAAGTGGCTGGGGCGCGACGACGGTACGCGCGCCGGCATCGAGTGGCACTACGCCCAGGAACTCGCGAAGGGCTACGGCGTCCGGGTGACGGTCGAAGCTATGCCCACTTAACCCTTCGTGGCGTTGCGCAGGACGCCGCCGGACCGCTCCAAACGTCCCGGTGGACTGCCGAGCGCCCCGAACGCCCTGTAAGCGAACGTCGTGCGTTTAAAGCCGGCTGGATTTGTGACGGTTCTAGCGAACGGAGCGACGGTAATGAGTGGTACGAATGTGGACGGGTTCTTGGGGTGGTGGGCGCAAGAGCGACTCGCCGACCCGGACCGTCTCAAGTCGCGCGAACACGTTGCGATGTCCGCGTGGGACGCCGCGACCGCCGCACGGGGCGAGGCCGACGGGCGATACCTCAGCGACCTGCACGCCGAGGTGGACCGGGCGCACGCGGAGGCGGCGAAGCTGCGGACGGAGAACGAGCGGCTCAAGGCGATGGTTTCCGCTTTCGTTCTTCACCTCGACAAGCCCGACACGCTGGTGGGGGAGTTGCGCCGCACGTCCGATGGGTGGGTCGCCGAACGGGACGCGCTGCGGGCCGTCGCGGGCGAACTCAAGGCGGCGTGCGAGGCGATATGCGAAGCGCACTTGGCGCTGTTCGTTCAGTGCCTCTCGAACCCCATCAAGAACGCATGGGGCGCCCAGGTCAACGTGTCGGCACTGGACGCGGCTCGCGCCGCCGTCGCCAAGTGGACCGCGATGACGGAGGCTCAGAAGTGAACGAATGGCTACAACGCCGAACGAGTTTCCCGTGGCGTCTCTTGTCGCGGTTCTCGCCGAAGAATCCTGATGTGCGGTGGCGCGAGTGCCCGTGGTGCGGGCGCGGGTTCGTCGGTACGGTCGGCGGTTCACCGCTTTGTGAGCGGTGCCAGAAGGAGTGGGCGAAGCGGTTTGCCATGCAGGAGGCAGAACAGTGGTATCGCCAGAAACTGCAACCGGCACTGGAGGCTTCGCAGTGAACCCGTTTCGCGCGCTGTGGCGGTTCGTCCGGTGGCTGTTTCGCCCGCGCCGCACGGCCGAGGACGTGGCGCGGGAGTTGATCGAAGGGCTGGAGGACGGGAGTATTACACTGGACGGATCAACGAAGGAGGCTCCGCAGTGACACGGTTCCGCCGTTGGCTCTGTTACCTTTTCGGGCACCGCTCTCAGCGCCGTCGGGCGTGGGTCGATGAGATGTGCGGGTGCCGCGTCTCCTTTTGCCCGCGCTGCCAAACGCTGTGGGTCGATGCGCTGCGGCAGGGCGACGCGGTCGAGGTGTCTTATTGCACCGACGAGCGCGGGCGCGTCGTCGGAATGCCCGTCGTGGTACTCAGGAGCAAACTGTGACACCTCCCACGACGCCGGTCCGGTCCACCGAGGCCGGGCTGCTCCCCCACCTCGGCGCGTGGCGCGACGGACCGCCCGCGGCGCCGCCGTGGGATTTCGGGGCGCGTGCGCCCCGAACGGCGCTGCTCGAATCGCTCCCGCCGCGCGTGATGCCGCTCGTGCTGTGCGTGTACGCGGAGAGCGTGATGCCGCTGTGGACCGCGTACAGTGCGATCGACGTGAGGCCACAGCGGGCTATCGGTGCGCGTCTCGCGTGGTGCCGTAATCCGGGGGCAGCGGGGGCAGCGAGGGCAGCGGGGGCAGCGAGGGCAGCGGGGGCAGCGTGGGCAGCGTGGGCAGCGGATACAGCGTGGGCAGCGGGGGCAGCGAGGGCAGCGAGGGCAGCGGATACAGCGTGGGCAGCGTGGGCAGCGGATACAGCGTGGGCAGCGGGGGCAGCGGATACAGCGTGGGCAGCGGGGGCAGCGAGGGCAGCGGGGGCAGCGAGGGCAGCGTGGGCAGCGGGGGCAGAGGTTCAGTGGCGGTGGATGCACGCCGTGTACGAGTCCTCACGTCCGGCGGCGTGGCGCCCCGACTGGAACACGCCAACGGTCGCATCGTTGTGCGAGGCGATTTGGTCGGCGCCGTTCGGGGAGCGCGACCTGTACGGGGTGCTGGCGGACGCCCTCGAAGACGCGGGGTGCGACAACCTCGACGTGCTGACGCGGCTCCGCAGCGAGAGGGGGCCGCACACGAAGGCCGACGTTGCCGTGTGGGCGCCGTTGGGACTAGGGGGGTGAGGCGTGAGTGACGAACGTGCTTTCCTCGCCGCCATCCGCGCCAACCCGGACGAGGACACGCCGCGCCTGATGTACGCCGACTGGTTGCAGGAGAACGGGCAGGACGCCCGCGCCGAACTCGTCCGCGTGCAGTGCGAAATGGTCCGGTCGGGGTGGGACGACGGCGGGTGCCTGTGTTCGCCGTTCGAGCCGCGCGACTACAACGTGAAGTGCCGGGGGTGCGAGTTCCGTGAGCGGGAACGCGCCCTGCTCGCCGCCCACCCCGAATTGTTCCCGCCGTGCCCCCGGTGTAGCGGTGCCGGTGAACTCAGCGGCGGTCACGTCGGCATGTACGACTGTCCCGACTGCTCCGACCGTGGGCGAGTCGGGACGGGCACCGGTCGCGTGGGCGAGTACCGGCGCGGCATGTTGAGCGTCACGGTGCCGACGCTGAGCGCACTGTTCGAGCGGTGTAAGGCGTGCAACGGGAGCGGGACTCACTGCGGCGTGTCGAAGGACGCGAACCCCGGAACGTGTGACCACTGCGATGGGAAGGGGTGGCGCCTCGCCAAGTGGGGCCGCGAACTCCGCGACCACTTCCCGCAGGTGGTGGAGGTCCACGTCGCGGACCGGCGCCCGCTCGAAATCTCGGCGGGGAAGTTGTTTCGCTGGATCGGGCGCCCCGAAGGGGCGCAGGTCGATAACCCGTGGTTCATACCCGGCAACGTGTGGCTCGCGCTGCCTCCCGGCGACTCGAAGGAGTTCCCGGTTCCGGGCGCGTACACGACAGAGGTGGTCGCCCTTACTGCCCTCGCCCGTGCCTGTGCCCGTGCCCTGTTCGCGGGGGAGGTCGCCTAGCCCGGTTCCCCCGCGGGGGGCGAAACTGCCCCCATGCCGCGGCCCCTGAACCCCCGCCAACTCAAGTTCGTGGAGTTGTACCTCAAAGGTCTTTCCGCGACAGAGGCTTACGTCAAGGCGGGGTACAAGGGCAAGGGGCGGTCCGCGGAGAACGGCGCGAGTCAGTTATTGGGAAATATTGGGGTAAAAGAGGCCATCGCGAAGGCTACCGGCGAGGCGATCCACACCGCCGAACTCAACGCGGGCTACGTCATCGCGGGGCTGAAGAAAGAGGCCAACTTCTACGGCGACGGCGCCCAGCACACGGCGCGCATCAAGGCTTACGAGCTGCTCGGCAAGACGCTCAAGATGTGGGACGACGAGAAGCCGAAGGACGAGGGCGCCGACAAGGGATCCGCCGTTGAGCACGTCACCCGACTACTCGCCGTTTTCGGTGCCCGAAAACCTGACAGCGGAGCAGGAGGCGGAACTGCGGGCGGCGCTCTTGCCGGGAACCCCGTGGTGCCCGAACGAGGGGCCGCAGAGCCGGGCGTACCTGAGTGACGCCGACGAGTTGTACTTCGGTGGGGCCGCGGGCGGCGGCAAGACGCAACTCCTCATCGGTCTGGCGCTGACGGCGCACCGCAACTCGCTCATCCTGCGGCGCCGCGCCGTGGACGCGAAGGCCATTTCAAAAGCCCTCATCGCACTGGACTACGGCTCGTGGAAGTACGCGGGATCCGGTGGGGAGTTGCGCACCCCGGACGGGCGCGTGGTCGAGGTCGGCGGGTGCGAGCACGAGGACGACCGGCAGAAGTACCAGGGCCAGCCCCACGACGGCATCTTCTTTGACGAACTACCCACCTTTTCAGAATCGCAGTACACGTTCATCATCGGCTGGAACCGCCCGTTGGATGCGAGGCGATACCCGACGCAGCGGTGCCGGGTGGTCGGGGCGGGCAATCCGCCGACGAACCCGGAGGGCGAATGGGTGCTGCGGCGGTGGGCGCCGTGGATGCCTGGCGCGACCAATCCCGCTCAGGCGGGCGAACTGCGGTGGTACACGACCATCGACGGCCAGGAGGTCGAGTGCCCCGACGGTAGCGCCGTGGTCCACAAGGGCACGCTTTACACGCCGCGGTCGCGCACGTTCGTCCCGGCGAAACTCGAGGACAACCCGGACCTGATGCGCACCGGGTACGCCGCGACGCTCGAGGCCATGCCCGAACCGCTGCGGTCGATGCTCCGCTACGGCGACATGATGGCGGCGAGACAAGACGACCGATGGCAGTTGGTGCCGACGAAGTGGGTCGTTGAAGCTCAAAAGCGGTGGGTGGAGCGATCGAAGGCTCCGGGGGCGCTGGACGCGCTGGGCGTGGACGTGGCGATGGAGGGCAAGGACTGGACCGTGATCGCGCCCCGGCACGGGACGCTGATAGCCTCACTGGTGAAGCGCAAGGGCGTTCAGACCCCCGACGGGCAGAGCATCGTGGCCCTCGTGATTCAGTGCGGCGGCGGCGCCGCCAGTGTTACTGTGAACATCGACGCGATTGGTATTGGCAAAAGCGCCTACGATCTGGCACGGGCATCGGGCGTACCGGGCGCAAAAGCGGTGGTGGTGTCGGAATCGACGGGCTACCGCGACCCGCGGGTGCCGGCGCTGCGGTTCTCCAACCTGCGCGCGGCTATGATGTGGAACGTGAGGGCGTTGTTAGATCCCGAGGGCGGACCCCCGGAAACAAGGCTAGCCCTCCCACCGGACCCGGAACTGCTCGCGGACCTGACCGCGCCCCGGTACGAGTTGAGGGTGAGCGGCGTGGCGGTCGAAAGTAAGGAAGAGATCCGCAAGCGCATCGGACGGAGTACCGACAGCGGGGACGCCGTGGCGCTGGCGTGCTGGAAGCAGCCCGGCGCGTTCGTGGTCAACTACTAGGAGCAGAGGCATGGAGGAGCGCGTGGGCGGGTTCGCCGTGGGCGACCGGGTGCGGCGCCAGAGCGACGGGCGCATCGGGACCGTCGTGGAGTTGTCGGGCGATTTTCTCGGCGTGCAGTGGGGCGACGAGATCGTCTCGTTTGTCAGTCCCGGCGACCTCCAGCGCGTCTGGCCGACGAGCGGCACACAGACGCCACCCCCTCCGTCGTGGCCGGCTCTGGCCCCCGCCCCGGTCAGCGACGTGCAGACCTGCTCCCTCGCGTGGCTCAAAGGTGGCGACTGGAGCGCCGCGAGGGGGTTGCTCGATGCGCTCGAGGAGCGGAACCGTCACGACGACGCCAAGCGGATTCGCGAGGCGATCGCGGCGGAAACGCTGCTGGTGATCGCCCGCCCCGATTTGCAGCGGGTGGTGCCGTATCCGGGGTGGTGGCAGTTGGCAATGACGGTGCTGTGGTTCGACCTGTTCGACCTGGGCGAGACGTTGGCACAGTTGGAGAAGGGGACGTGAGCGACATGGACGGCGGATTCAAGACTTTTGGCGAGTTCGCGAGGGCGGTGATGGCGGCGACCCCGAGGGTCGTGCCGACCCCGCGCGCCCCGGACCCGTCGCCCGACCCGCTGCACGACCACGTCCCGCGCCGCGTGACCCTGTGGGACGCGGTGAGCGGGGCGGTCGTCACGGTGGACTCGACGGAGAACCTGTGGTGGTGGACGGAGGGCAACGGGAGCTGCGACTGCAACCGGGAGGAGTTCTTCCCCGAGGTCGAGGTGGACGACGACCTTCGGTATTGCAGCGGGTGCAAGCGGTTCCTCGTCGTCGCGTCGGACCCGGTCCTCGATTGGGTGGTGGGGCCGAACGACAAGTACCCGGCGCAACTCCAGGCCCAGGCGGAGCAGATGCGGCAGCAGATGGAAGCGGCACGAGGGGAGTAAAGCGGACATGGACGCGGCGACCACCGACACCGGCACCGACCTGTTGGCCGCGATCCTGGCGGCACCCGCGGACGACAACGTGCGGCTCGTGTACGCCGATTACCTGCAAGAGCAGGGCGCTTCGTCGCGGGCGGAGTTCATCCGCGTGCAGGTCGAACTAGCCCGCGGTCCCGAAGGTATCGACTGCGAACGCATATTCTCAGAGGCGTCGTCGTCCGGTGCCGAGCATTGGAGTTGCGCCTTGGCCCCGGAATTAGCGCTCCCGCCCGTTGGGGCGACGGTGACGGCGCGACTCAACAGCCCTCAGAGCGGGTGGCTGACGGTCACGGGCGCGGTCTGTGCGTGGAGCAAAACGCGCGAGTTCGCCTTTGCCGTTGGTGCGCGGGCGGACCCCTGGAGGCCGGAACTGACGCGGCGCGAGGGGGAGTTGCTCCCCGCGTTTCTCAAGGCGCTCCGCACACGGTATCGCGTCGGCATGGAGTTCACTTGCTCACGCGGGTTCGCGAACGCAGTAATGTGTACCGCCGCCGACTGGTTCGCGCACGCGGCCGCCATCACCGCCAGCCATCCCATCGAGCGGGTCACGCTGACGACAACACCGGTCGTCGGCGGCCGGTTCGGCGCGAACACCCCAATCACCGCGGAACTGCTCGGCGATGTGTGGCCCGGCATCGCGTTCACCCTACCGCCCGTCAAGGCGCCCGCCGCTCCTCCCGCGCCGCCGCAGCCCGCGCTACCCGTCACCCATCGTATCCGCCTCGACCGCGTCCCGCGCACGCCCCCGCAGGCGGAAGTCGAGGGGTACGCGCGCGAGGGCGGGCTGGTGCCGGTGGACGACACCGTGCAGTGGATCCCCGACGTGAACGCGCCGGGCGAGCGACTCCTTGTACCACACAATCACGGCAACTCGGGGCCGACGTTCCTCCGCACCGAACTGACCGCCCATCGGTTCGTCTGCACCGACGGTGCGGAGCGGACCGCTTTCGTCGGGCGCTGCGCGCCGTGCCGTCTGGCGTACATGGCGTTCCGCGCCTGAGTCGGTTCCCCCACGGTGCCACATCATAGGGGCATCATGGGCAATCTCGACCACATGCTCCGCGGCGGTCCCCGCGATGACGACCGCGACCCGCAGCAGCGGGCGAGCGGGGCCGCGTTCCTGTACGCGCAGCGGCACCCGGCGCCGGGGCAGTGGACCGACGACCCGTATCAGCAGAGCCTGCACTACACCGGGACCGCGTTCCTGGCTCTGAGTCGCATCGTCGCGGCGTATGCGTCCGTGGTCGCCACGTTGGAGCGCCGCAAGCGTCGGGACCGTACCACGTTTAGCAAGAGTACGTTCGCCGTCGTGAAAGCGGTTTCGCCCCACGGCGGGGCGGGCAACGACGAAGACTACGCCCCGGTGTACGATCACCCGTTGGCGCGGCTCCTCGAATCGCCCAACCCCCAAGAGACGTTCGGCTCGCTCTTGGGCTACATGGCGCTGCAGAAGGGCTTGACCGGCGAGGCGCCGGTGTGGTTCGTGCCGAACGTCAAGGGCCAGCCGGTCGAACTGTACCCGCTGCAACGGGCACTGTGCCAGCCGCAGCAGCCGAGCGCCCTCTACCCCGAGGGGTTCTGGCGCGTCACGCCGTACTACGCCAGCGGCACGACCTGGGCTTATGGGACGCTCGGGAATCGGACCGCGTACAACGCGATCCTGCCGGGGCAGGAAGTGAAGCGGCTCATCTCGCCCCACCCCCTTACGCGGCTCAGCGGCTACAGCGTCTTCACGGCGTGCGGCATCCAGATGGATGTCTTGGAAGCGATCGACAAGGCGCGGCACAGCCACATGATGCAGGGCATGTTGCCGGGGACGGTGGTGTACCTGCCGGGCTTGGACCAGTCGGGCGTCGATCGCGTCGCGGCCGACCTGCAGGAGAAGTACGCGGGCGCCCAGAAGTTCCGCAAGCCCATCGTGACCGGCACCCCGCCGGGGCAGGACAGCGGCAAGCCCATTGTCGAGCAACTCACGCCGTCTCCCGTGGAACTGGACTTCAAAGAGTCTTGGGAGCAGGCGACGAAGTTTGTACTCGCCGCGCTCGACGTGTTGCCGACCACCGCGGGCATCACGGAAGGCGGCGGCTACGCCGAGCGGTACGCGGCGAGACAAGAACAAAACGACCGCTGGCAGGGAGGAGTTAAGGCAGCGGGCGACTTCTTCACGCACCACCTCTGCCGACCGTGGTCAAGGAAACCGGGCGAGTTGCGGTGCAAGCTCGTACTGCCGAAGGTGGTCAACCTCGAACGGGACGTGCCGAGCGTTAACGAGATGATCCAGAGCGATTCGATCTTGGTCAACGAGATCCGCCGGCTCAAGGACATGAAGCCGATTAACGGGGGCGACCTGCCCCCGAAGGCGTTCGCGAAGTGGGTCGAACAACAGGCCATGCCCCAGCCCGAACCGCAAGCCCCGCCCGGCGGTAGTGCGCCCGACGCACAGGCGGGCGCCGACCCCTCTGCCGCCGCGGACCCGCTCGCCGCCCTCCTCGGAGGTGGCAGCGACGGCGCCCCCGTCTCCCCGCCGCGACCGGACAACCCGGCGGGGGCCGGCTCGCTGCCGCCAAGAGGCGGGGTCGCCAAATCCCGCTCCGGGGTGCGCCCGGAACTCAAGGCGCTCCTCGAGCGCCTGACCACCGTCTGAGGTAGGTTCCCCCCTCTCCCGGCACACTCAAAGGGGATTGCCCCCGGAGTGTGCCCCATGCCCGACGACGACCTCCCGACGACGTACAGCGAACTGGCCGCGCGCCGGGGCCAGCGCGACATCTGGGGCGGGCGCATGTCGTCCAGCGACATGATCGAGGCGTACAAGCGCGACCACATCACCGTGAACGAACTGCGCGCCTACCACGACATGCCGCCGCTGCCCAGCGGCGACGTGGTGCGGAGCGTGTGGTTGCAAACCCACCCGGAGTAGCGCCGTCATGCCGGACCTGTACAGCCTCGCGGAAGCGCTCAACCTCTCGCACGCGGAAGCCGACCTCCTCGCGGAGACGTTTCGCGCCGAGCGCGAGCGCAGCCATAATGAAGGGGCGCAGCGGACCGTGAGCGTGCTCAAGGCGCTCAGTGCGCTCAACGGCAGCACGAGGGACGTAATCGGGCTGGTGCAAAAGGCCAGCGGGTTCGATGAGGCGAAGCACCACCGAGCGGCCGACGGGAAGTTCGGCAGCGGGGGAGGCAATGGAGCGGCCGTTTCAAATCGTGGCGCCGAACCCGCAAGCGGAGGCGCGCCTGCGTCAACTGTTCGCGCGGATACGGGCGGAACGACTGGCCCGCACCCCGCCGACGCCAAAGCCCGCAGCCTGCTCCAGCGCATCGGAGACGTGCCCCGCGCCGTCCGGGAGCGGGTCAAGGACTTCGTAAGTGCCAAGTACAAGCGACTCGCTGAGCGCTACGGGGAGAACGCGGCGAAGGCGATCCTCGGGGCGTGCATCCTCCTGGCTCCCACCCCCATTCCTGGGAGTAGCTTGCTGCCGATCGCCCTGGCCGAAGCCGCCAGTCGTATTCGGCGGGCCGTCGCGTCTCAACTCGGCAAGGCGCTGGACATGCAACTCCACCCCGAGGACGTGGAAGCCGAAGCCCGCGACCTGTTGGCGGAGTTGTACGAGGCGATGGGCGAGCAGATCGAGTCGCCCGTCGCGAAGGCGTTCGACCCGAACGAGAAGCGCGACGAGAGCGGGAAGTGGAGCGAGAGCGGCGGGGCGTCGAGTGGCGCGAGCGACGGTGGTAAGGCTCAACCGGACGCCAGAGACGAGATGCGGCAGCGGTACGACTCGAAGGCGCGACGCCTGATCGCCGCGGCGCGGGCGGGCGAACCCGTCAAGCGGGGCGCCATCCGCGACGTGGAGAGCGCGTCCATTTACCTGTCGCCCGACGCGCTCGCCGAGTGGAAGGCGGCGAGCGACGAACTGGCGACCGCCTCGGGGCAGGCGCCTCGCAAAACCGTGGCCGTGCCCGAATCGGCGGCGGGCGTGCATGCGCTCATCAAGTCCGGGACCGGCACGCTGGGCGAAGGGGCGGCGAAGGCGCACGCGGAGCACGCCGCGGCCGCGCTCGCCCGGATGCCGCAGACCGCGCACGAGGCGATCGCCGCCAACCTCGACGGCGCGACCGTCGGCACGCTGAACGAGATCGCGGACGCCATCGTCGCGGACCACGCGGAGTGGTGGAGGAGCAAGAGTCCCGGCATCTACGAGGTGATGGAGCGGGAGGCGCGGCGCGAGCCGTCCGCGATGTACGGCACGCACTCGCGCAAGCTGTACGTCCCCGCCGACTTCGACCCGGCCGACTACCGCGTCTCCGGCGACCCGAAGGAGCACCGCTACCGCGCGCTCGCGGGGCTGTACGCCCACGAACTGACGCACGCCATCGACGGGCCGCAGAGCGCCGTCAGCAACTCCCCCGAGTGGCGGGAGGCGTTCGCCGCGGAAATCGCCCACGCCAAAGATGCGGCGCCGCCCCTGACGAAGTACGCGGGCACCAAACCGTCCGAGGGGCTGGCCGAGTTCGGGCGCCTGCTCTACGCGTCCGACGTGCCGCCCGGGACGGTCGCCGCGAAGTTCCCGAAGTGCGCCGCCGTATTCAAGGCGCGCGGGCTGTGGCCCGCCGACGGCGCAGTTGCGAAGGCGGTGTCCCCGGTGAGGTTGCTGCCCGAGCTGTTCGGCGAGTACGTCGCCGTCCCTGGCGGCCACATCGACCGCCTTCTCGCCAGCGGCGAAGCCACGGACCCGCCCGCACAGGACGACGACGACAGCGCCTCTGATACCTCTTCCGACCCGGACGGTACGGACCTCTACGACGACCCCGACGCCACGAATCAAGCCCTACTCGCCCTTCTCATCGAAGAGGTGGGGGAGGCGGTTGAGAACGGCGACGATCCCGAAGCCGTAGCCGAGCGGTTCCGCGCCCTCATTGACGACCCGGAACTCCTACGGCACGTCGCGGACGGGACGCACACCGGCACCATCGGCAAGGCGCTAATCAGCGTCAACGACATCCGCGCGGGCCGCGATTACGACTGGCACGACCCCGCGCCGTATGGGTTCTGCCCGGAGTGCCGCGAACCCGGCATCGCCTGCGAACGGCGCCCCAACGGCAACGCGCACTGTGCCAACGGGCACGCGTACCCGCGCACGAAGGCGAAGTACGCCAGCACGCAAATCGAACTGACCGGAGCGGCGAAGAAGAAGCTACGCGCGCTCGCGGCACTGATTCCCGACGCGGACCTGGGGGAAGACGGACGGGAGACGGAACCGCACGTCACGGCGCGCTACGGGCTGCACATCGACCGCCCCGAACCGATCGCGGAGGTCGTCGCCGGGTTCGGTCCGGTGCGGCTGACGGTCGGGGCGCTCAAGGCGTTCCGGGGCGCGGAGTCGGGCAAAGCCTACGACGTGATTTACGCCGAGGTCGATAGCCCCGACCTCGTGAGGCTCAACGGCGAACTCGGCGCGCTGCCGCACACCGACACGCACGCTACCTACCACCCGCACGCGACGGTCGCGTATGTGAAAGCGGGGCTGGCGGACAAGTACCTCGCGGAGTTGGGGGCGGTCAACGAGTCGTGCGAAGTGGACGAGTTGACGTACTCCACGGCGAAGCGCGAGCAGACCGTTGTTTCGCTCGGCGGCGAGCGCAAGGCGATTCGCAAGGCGTGGGACTCCTCGAAGCACCCGCGGAGCAAGGACGGTAAGTTCCTGTCGAAAGACGCCATGCAGGAGGCGAAGGCGAATCCTGAGAAGGCGGCGGAGTTGAGGGCGAAGGTGAAGCCCGAAGACGCCGAGAAACTGGAGAAGGTGCTCAGCGGGGACGAAGACCCCGGACGCACGCGCCGCGGGCAGGCGAAGCACGAGGCACAAGGCCGGCGACTGGCTAAGGAAGAGTCGAAGGCCCGCGCCCACGAGTTGATTAGCAAAGTCCAGCGCGGGGTGATCGACGGCGAACCCGTGTCGGCTGCGGACCTGCACGCCCTCGCGGACCACCTGCCCTCTATGACCGTCGCGGACCTGCGGCGCGCCCGCCTGTGGCTGTCCGCGAACCTCAAGGGCGACCGGAAGAAAGAGGCGATGGTGGAGCGCCTGAGAAGCCACGTTCGCGGGGTTGCTGCGGAGAAGCTCAACGAGGCCACGGAAGGGGCGACCGTCACCAGTCGCGAGGAGATGCGAGCCGATGACGCTTCGCCGCTCCCTGACACGTCGCACCTGGACGCCGCGGAAGGGCACGCCGCGCGCATGCGTTCGTGGGAAGAGGACCGCCCCGGTAGTCGAGCGGCGGAAGAGGCGCGCGACCGAGCAGAGGAGCGACTCGCGGGTGCTACCGCTGTCTCCACGGGCGGGGAGGCGCCGACGATCAGGGTGCCGGATATCGCGAGCCGGGCGGAGTACGAGGCGGGGATGGGGAAGCCGAAGGAGGGGGCGAAGCCGAGCGCGAAGAAGCAACCGGCAACGGCAACGGTGAAGTACATCGACGGAACCGACCCCGACCCGCTCGCGCCGCCGAAGCATCAGGACGTGACCGGCGACGCGGTCACGTTCCCCGAAACCGGCGACCGCCCCTTTGTTGCTCACCGCGACATCGGCGGCAAGGGATGGTCGGTCACTGACGTGCGCACCGGCAACTCGATCGGTTCCGGCGGTTCCGCGAAGGCCGCGATTGCGGCAGCGAAGAAGTACGTCGGGCAGTACGCAGACACTATCGCGGGCAGCAAGGAAGACCTGCCCGCCGACGTTCTCGCACGGCACGGCGTCACCCCGGCAGCGCCCGCCGCAACCGAGGCCGCGCCCGCCCCCGCAGCCCCCGCCCCGCTCTCGACCGCCCCCGCCCCGATCTCGCTGGACGATCCCGCCGCGCTCGCCCGCGCGGTCCACGCGGCCGGGCGCGAGCTGCCGTCGTTCGCGGGGCACGAGTTCCGGCCGAGCGGCTCGGCGTGGGACCGGCACCCGGTGCTCATCGGCACCCTCTACGACCACATGCAGAAGACCGGGGCGCTCCCGGCGGACGTGACGCTCGACGCGTTCAAGGCGGCCCTGTTCCGCGCGCACCAGTCCGACCACCTGAGCCTGTCGCGCAACGACCTGCCGCAGGTCGTCCCCGCCGACCAGCGGCACCAGATCGCCCGCGGCGAGATCCAGCACCCCTACGGCGGGTCCGGGGCGACGCTGCACAAGGTCGATATCCCGACGACCGCAGAGGAGCCCGTTACCCCCGCCAACACCGCCGGCACCCCGGCCCAGCCGCTCTCTGCCCGGAGCTTCGCGGGGCGCGCCGACGACGAGGCGCCGACGGAGGAGGAGTTCGCGGCGGCGAGCCGGAAGCCGGCACCTCCCGTTGCGCCGCCCCCGCCGCCGAGTGTGCCGCCCGGCGCCCCGCCCGACGGGGGCGCCCCCAAACCGTCCCCGCGCCAGGTCGTGGACGAGTACCTGTCGCAGAGCAAGGTTCCGGTCGCCGACCTGACCGCGGGCAACAAGTTCGCGCGCGGCAAGATCCGCAGGCTGGCGGAGCGGAGCGGGCACACGGAGGCCGACATCGCCGCCGCGATCTCCGAGGCCGCGGGGGGCGCGGCGGTGCGCACCGCCGCGGAAAGCGAGGCCGAAAAACAGTCGCGCCTCGGCGCCGAAAATCTGGCGCGGCGGCAGGCGGAGCGGGCGGCGGTCGCCGCCCGCGAAGAGGCGCAGCGCCAGGCGCGCGCCAAAATCGAGGCCGACGCGCTCGCGGCGGACCACGCGACGCTGACCGAGCACGGACTCGACCCGAGTAAATTCGACGCGTCCTACGAGACGGGCGCCGTCGCCCAGATGTTCCGCCAGCGGCACCCGGAGGCGCTCCGCGCCGCGGCCGGGCGGGAGCGCCGCGCCGACGTGCGCGCCGCGCTCCTCGCGCGCGCCGAGCGCCTGGACGCGGACCCGGCGACGGACTCGCTGCCCGTGCAGATCGGCCCCAAGAAGACCGTCACGCGCGGCGAGCACAAGGCGTGGCGCGCGACGAAGGGGCGCACCCACCTGAACCTGCCGGCGCCCGAAGCGTCGTGGAACGGGGACGCCGAGCGCGCCGAGGGCGGGCACCCGCTGTACCGCAAGGGCGACACCGTGACCGGCGTGGGGGTGGTGACCGACCACCGGCGCGTCTACGGGCGCGACGAGTACCTCGTGCGCCCGTTCCGCGCCGGCGAGGACACGACCAACGCGGCCGAACGAGCCGAGGCCGACCGCCGGCACGCGAGCAAGGTGTGGGGCGGGTTCGGCGTGGACGACTACAAGTCGTCCACCTGAGCCGCCGGAATCGCAAAACGAAACCGCCCCGGCGTGAACCGGGGCGGGAGGGCGAGCGGCGGGGGTGTAAGGCGGTTCAGGCGGTCGCCGTGGCGCGGAAGTCCTCAGTGCGGTAGTCCTTGACCACCGCGTCACCCTTGCGGGTGATGACCAGGATTCGCGTCCCGGCCACTTCCGCCTGCTGTGCCGCGAAGTGGCGGGCGTATTCGTCGGCCGCTTCGACCGAATCGAAGGTCGCCGCCGCCGGGTAGCGGAACCACTTGCCGTCGCCGCCGCGCTGCGTCTTGATCACCTTGTGCGTCCACTTCGCGCTCATCGTCGTCTCCCGTTGGGGTTCGGCTCGCGGGTCCGGGGCGTCCGGGGTGCCGCTCGCGTCATGATGATATACTAGACTAATCGGCGGATGCCGTCAAGACTAATCGGCGGATTTTTTGGAATTCTTTTTTCCCCACCACGGGGCGCCTGCGGGGAGCAGGTGCAGGACGGTGACGCCCAGCGCGTCGGCCACGCGGCACGCCAACTCCAGCGAGGGGTAGCGCAGCCCACTCTCCATCTTCACGATGCTGTCGGCGTGGGTGCCGGCGGCATCGGCCAACTGCTGCTGGCTCAGATTCTCGGCGGTGCGCAGTTCGCGCAGCCGCGCCCCGAATCCGGGGATCGCGTTTCGTTCGGACATGGGTAGTTCCTCCGCCGATGAGTCTAGCAGACCCTTCGGCGGAATCAATCTCCGAAATTCCGTCGCACGCCGCCCGCGGCCCCGGAACCCTTGTGGAGTTCCGGCCCGATCTCGCGAAGGTGGCGACGGTAAAGGACGACGAGGACGACCCCGAAGATAGCGACGTTGAGTAGTCGCATAAAACACAGCGACCGGGACAAGCCCGGTCGTGTGCCCTACCCATTCGATTCGCTCGCGTTCTCAGTTTTAGCAGGCCGGGACGCGCGGGCGGTCGAAGCACAGGAAGGAGGCGGGTTGTGCGAACCCTGAGACTTGCCGGTTGTTAAGCGGTGTCGTCTCGTGCCCCACGGGCGCTCGTAACACCCGTGGAGGCGCGAAGTGCAGTCGTGCCCCCGTAACTCAGTTGGACAGAGTCCCCTTCTCGTAAAGGGGGAGTCGCAGGTTCAAGTCCTGCCGGGGGCATTCGCACACCTCGTTAGGTATTATGCGCGTCGGTTTCGGTTTTGGAAGGCGAAAATGGGTCGGCTCCTCCACTCTCCGCGAACTTCGCCTGTGCCGCACGGCGCAGCGCATCACGCACCCAGACGCTAACATCTTGCCCACACAAGTCGGCAGCACCGGAGAACGCCTGCTTCTCAACGGGGGTGATGCGAACTTGTAGAAGTTCGCCCTCTTTCTGCGCCCACAGGTGGAAAATGTGGGCGGATGAGGGCGCGGCTTTAACGATTTGGGGATTACGGTGGGATGGGAAATTTGGAGCGGCGAGGCGCACAAGAGCGGGCTTGGTGTCGTTCAGGGCAGTGACAACGCGTTGTCACTGCCCTGAACTCAGGATGATTCGTCGGGCAGATGGGCTATTTGTCGGGCAGAACGGATTCGGCGGGCAAAGCCCTTCGGCACCCGTGCTACGGCTACCCCTACATGGAGCGGCCACCGAAGACGCCCCCAGTGCGGCGGGCGACCGATCGCGACCTGGGGCCGGACGGCTGGCCGGTGTAGTCTCTCGCCCTCACGACGCCCCTTGAATTCAAGGGGCGTCACTCATTTCTGGCGATGCTCGCGCTCCGGTTCCCCCCGGCGACCGCATCATCCCTGACATGCTCACGGGCGCGACTCACCGCACGCAGTTCCGCACCGTCCTGAAGGCGCAACAGCCTTCGGACGAGTTCGCGGTCGTGAGCGTGTTGTCCTTGCCGGGTGCGGACCTCGCGGGCGACCGCGTGCTGCCCGACGGACTCTCCTTCGGGGCGCACGCGGCTGACCCCTGGATCGACCTCGAACACGGACTGGACCCGGACGTAGGTCGGCGCCCGATTGGGTGGGCGCGGAAGAGTCTCGACCGCAGCGGCGCCCCTTACAGCGTCACCAAAGCGCTCCTCGACGTACCCGGCGAAGGGCGACACGCGTTGCCCGTGGGGACGACGTACTTCGACCGCGACAACGTCTTGCAGCGCCAAGTGTGCCACTTGGTCAAGAGCGGCGCCCTGCCGGGTGTGAGCCTGGAGTTCAAACCCGACTGGACCGTCGCCAAGAGTCTCGGCCGCAGCCCGCTCGAAGCGCGGGACGCCTACGAGTTCCGCCGCGCCGAGGTCGTCCGCTGGACGCACTGCGTCGAGCCGGTGTGCCCTGGGGCGCTCACGGTGCTGAAGTCGCTGCCCGCGGAACTGTACCCGCTCGCGAAGGCGCTCCGCGACGGCAAGGTGGCGGGCGAAGCCCTGCACCCCGTGATTGTGAAGTCGCTCGCGCGCTACAAGCCGACCACCGTCCTCGTCCGAGCCGTGGAGACGAAAGCAATGGAACCGAACGCGATGGACACGGCGCAGACCGCCTACGACCCCGATCTGCCCGAAGGCGAGGGCGACGGCGCCCCGGCACTGAACGGCGTGTCGGCCCTTTACAACCACGCCCAGGCGCTGCTCGACGCGGCCGACCAGCTCGCCGCGGACATGGAGAGCAGCGACGCGCCCGAACTGCGGAAGATGGGCGAGAAGCTCAAGGCGAAGGTCGAGGCGATCGCGGAAGAGGCGAAGGGCGCGGCCGACAAGCACGACGCCAAACTCAACGGCGGGAAGTCCGAGACGACCGAGCCGGACGGCGACGAGGCCGCGGACGCCGAACCGGACATGGACACGGACGACGAGGGCACGCTCAAGGCCATTCGCCAACCGTACAAGCCGATCCTCAAGGCGGCTCGGGCCAAGCGGTATTCGCTCGCGGAGATCCGCAAGGGCATCGAGGCGGCGGCGAACGACCCGACCGCGAGCGCCCCGACCGAAGACGCGGCGACGGTCGCCGCCCGCGCCCGCGCCGAACGCGCCATCCGGCGCCTCGAGCGCGCCCAGAAGATTTGCGGCTAACGACCCCACCCGACAACACGACTGCTTTCCTTCCTGGGAGATACGAACATGGCCGGCGCACCGAAGACCGCTGCTGACTACGACGCGCTGGCCGCACGCGCCGCGAGTCTGGAGAAGCAGCTCACCGAGAACGCCATGAGGCCGTCCCCCGAGGCGCGCGGCGCCGTGGACGCCATCAGCAAGGGGCTGCCGGCGCAGGCGCGGGACCGCAAGGGCGAGGGCCAGTTCGGGTGGCCGACGCTCGGGCACTTCATGCAGGACGTGAAGCGCGCCGGCAGCAGCGTGCAGGCCGCGGACCAGATCACCGGGCGCATCACGAAGGCGATGCCCAACTACTACCCGGAGCACGTCCTCAAGGCGACCGGGTTGTCGGAGGCCGCGGGGCCGGACGGCGGGTTCCTGATCCCGCCGACCTACGCGGACGGCATCCTCGAGATCATGCACAACCAAGAGTCGCTCCTGGACAAGTGCGACAAGTACGACATGGCCGGGCCGTCCATGAAGTTCCGGGCGGTGGACGAAACCAGCCGGGCGAACGGCTCCCGGCGCGGCGGGTCGCGCGCCTACTGGGTGGACGAGGGCGGCACGCTGACCGCCAGTCGCCCCAAGTTCCGCCAGATCGACCTGACCGCGCACAAGGTCGCCGCGCTGTACTACGCGACCGAGGAGCTGATGGCCGACGCCCCGATGCTGGAGCAGGCGGCGAGCCGGTACGCGGCCGACGAACTGACGTTCTCCATCAACGACGCCATCATCAACGGCACCGGCGCCGGGCAGCCGCTCGGCATCCTGAACGCCGCCTGCACCGTCAGCGTGGCGAAGGAAACCGGGCAGGTGGCCGCGAGCCTTCAGACGGAGAACATCGTCAAGATGTGGGCGCGGCTGCACCGCAGCGGGCGCACGAACGCGGTGTGGCTCATCAACCAGGACGTGACCCCGCAACTGTTCACGCTCACCCTCGGCATCGGGACGGCGGGCGTGACCACCTTCATGCCGCCGGGCGGACTGTCCGACAAGCCCTACGCCACGCTGATGGGGCGCCCGGTCATCGAAACCGAGTTCAACCCGACGCTGGGCACGGTGGGCGACGTGCTGCTGTGCGACATGAAGTCCTTCCTCGCGGCCACCCGCGGGAGCGTGCAGGCGATGAGCAGCATGCACGTCCAGTTCCTCACCGACGAAACCGCGTTCCGGTTCACCTTCCGGGTGGCGGGGTCTCCGTGGTGGAACTCGGCCCTCACCCCGTTCAAAGGCACCAACACGCAATCGCCGTTCGTGTCGCTCGCGACCCGCGCGTAACCGACCGCCCGCGCCCCGATTCGTCGGGGCGCGCCTTCCCCGCACACCCGTACCCCCGTGGAGCCGAACCGATGGCAGCGAACACGCGACTGATCGACAACTACGGCATCGAGGTCGCCGCCGTGCCCATCGACACGACGGGCGCCGCGGTGACGGGCGACTACTACTCGCTCAAGAACTACAACCACGTCACGTTCATCATCTGCCAGGGCGCCTGGGCCGGCGGCACGCCCGCGGTCACGCTCAAGCAGGCGACCGACGTGGCGGGCACCTCCGAGAAGGCGCTGTCGTTCTCGAAGTACTGGGTCAAGACCGGGCTGACCGGCACGACCTACACCGAGACGGCGGTCGCGTCCGACACGTTCAACCTCGCGGCCACCGCCAACCGCATCACCGTGATCGAGGTGGACGCGGCGAGCCTCGACGTGTCCGGCGGGTTCGACTGCGTGCGCCTGAACATCGCCACCCCCGGCGCCAACGCGGACCTGATCTGCGTCGTCGCCATCCTCGGGGGCGCGCGGTACGCCCAGGCGCTCGCGCCGGACGCGAAGACCGATTGACCGCCGTAGGCCCGCGGGGGCACGCCGCCCCCGCGCGATTCACCCGCAACGGAGTCCGAAGACATGCCGGCCGCTCCCGCCGCCCCGCCCGCCGAAGTCGCGGGCGAACTGCTCGACCAGACCGTGCCCGTGAAGGAACTGCTCAAGAAGGTGCCGCTACCCGCGCTCGCGAAGGCGTGGCTGGCGGGCGAGGTGGAGTTCGGGCGCCGCGCCCACGTCGTCACCGGCAAGCCGGGCACCAAGTCCGAGAACGTGGGCAGCGTCCTGCTCATCGAGGACGGGATCAACTGGACCGGCGCGAAGACCGTGCGGCACAAGCCACTCAAGGAGCTGCTCGCGGAAGAGGAGCAGCCGGTCGAGTGCGCCGAGTACCGCAAGTACGCTCCGCAGACCGAACCGGACGCGAACGGGCGCGTGGTCCCGAACCAGTTCAAGCAGGTGCCGGCGACCAAGCAGGAGGCGCACGCCGCCCTCGCGCTGCTCGTCCGGCTGACCGACAAGGGACTGGCCGCGCTCCGCACCGACTGACGCCGTAGAAACCCGCTCACCGGAGAACCGATCATGCCAACACGCGGATTCCTGTCGGGCGGGGTGGCGTCCCACTACGACCCGACCCTGTCGAGCACCCACCAGACCGGGCTGTGGAAGAACTGCCCGCTCTTGGAGTACATCCACGACCCCAGTATCGGCGTGCTGCTCGACGAGCGGTTCACGAGCTACGACGCCGCCGCGACCACCGGCGACTACACGCTCACCCAGGCCACCGCGGGTTCCGCCGCCATCAGCACGACGGCGCCCGGCACGCTGTCCATCGACAGCGGCAGCACGACCGCCACGCAGGGCGCGAACCTCCAGCGCCTCAAGGCCGCATTCGTGCCCGCCGCCGGGAAGCACATTTGGGCCGAGTTCAACGTGTCCTTCACCGGCGTGGGCGCGCTCAACGTCCAGACCGCGATCGGCCTCTTCGAGAGCGACACCTCCGTGATCGCGGCGAGCGCCATGAGCACCGCCAACGGCATCGGCTGGAGTTCCGTGACCGACGACGGTGTCCTGCTGTTCGACACCGAGAAGGCCACCGCCCGCGCCACCCGCGCCGCCACCACGATCGTCAGCGCGACGAAGGTCCGCTTGGGGTTCTACGTCAACGGCGTCACCGAGATCGAGCAGTACATCAACGGCGCCCTCACCGGCACCAACACGGCCACCGCGAACATCCCCATCGTGGCGCTGTACCCGACCTTCGTCTGCCAGTCGGGAGGTACGGATCAGCCCGTGCTGCACGTCCACGGGTACAGGATCTTCCAACTGAGGTAGCACGCGCCACCGGCGCCGAGTAAAAACAACGAACCCCGGAGGTGTACCACCACCTCCGGGGTTCTGACCATTCTCCCCACACCTGTTGCGAGGTGCGAGTCGATGGCTACCGAACAACCTACCCACCCGTACCCGGTCACACAAGACGCGCCGGGCGGACCCAAGTGGGATCTGCGGCACTTCTACCGAGGATGCCGGTGCGAGGGGTGCGTCAAGTCGTGGCGCGAGGAGCGGCGCGAGACGCACGCCCGGCGATGGGCGACCGACGAAGCGTACCGCGAACGAGTCAAGGCCGCGAACCGGCGGAACCGCGAGAAGGCGAACCGCGTGGCGAGTCGCGACGAGCACCTGCGGCCAAGCCTGGCAGTGGGGAACAGCGGGTACGCCTGCGGGTGCCGGTGCGCCGGGTGCGTGGCCGGGCACAACGCGTACCAGCGGTTGAGGCGGGGCAAGGGAGACGCCCGCTCTAAGCACAACGAGCAAGAGCGGGAGCGGTATTATCGACGCACTCCCGATCGCCAGCGCCGCGCGCGTGAGGCGCAAAAGGAGCACAATAGCCGACGCGCGGCGTGGTTGTCCGGCGTCAAACTGGCGAATGGCTGTGCCGACTGCGGCTACAGGGGGCATTTCGCCGCGCTCGACTTCGACCACGTTCGCGGCGAGAAGTTGTTCGACATCGGACCGGGCGCAAAACGTGCGAAGGCGGCGGTCGAGGCGGAGATAGCCAAGTGCGACGTGGTGTGCGCTCGGTGCCACCGCCTTCGGTCGGCCGCGCGTCTCGCCGCCACCGGGCCGGGTCGGTGCCGCCCGCGCAAGCAACCCGACCTCTTTGAACCTCAGTGGGCACAACGGAAGCGGGCGCGGCAGCGCGAACTACTAAACGAAAAGCGGGCAAAGGGGCGTGCGTTCTTGGACGCACTGAAACTCACCGCCGGGTGCGCCGGGTGCGGATACCGCGAGCACGCGTGCGCCCTGGACTTCGACCACGTTCGGGGGGAGAAGCGGTTCCACGTTTCCGTCCTCAAGCACCTGTCGCCCGAGGCCCGCGCCGCCGAGATCGCCAAGTGCGAGGTCGTCTGCGCCAACTGTCACCGCGTGCGGACCTGGGAGCGCAAGTGCGGCAAGCCCGCCTGAAAGGTTCCCCCCGCCCGCGGCACAGTAGCCACATGGCCATCGTTGACAGCACCGCCGTCGTCGCGCAGACCGGACTCACCTTTTCCGGCGCGGACGCCACGTCCATCACGACCATCTGCACCCGCGTGAGCAGCCTGTTCGCGGAGATGCTCCTGCCGGCGGTTGTCGAGCCGGTGACGATCACCGACGAGATCCTCGACGCCCCGCTCACGCAATCGCTGTTGCTCATGCGCCGCCCGGCGCGGAGTGTGACAAGCGTTTATTACAACCCCGATGCGCTCGGCGTCGTGGCGAACTTCACCAGCGACCACCTGCTCACGGCGGGTGAGGATTACCGCCTCAAGCTGGACGATCCGGTGAACGGCATCTCGCGGTCCGGCATCGTCACGCGGTTGAATCAATCAGCCTGGGGCGTGGGGTGGAAGCGATATCCCGGCACGCTCGGAAAGGTCCACGCCCCCATCGTCGGGGCGATCAAAGTGACCTACGCGGCCGGTTTTTCTTCGGTGCCCGCGTTCATCACCGGGGCCGCGGTGGACGCCGTGATGCTCGTTTATAATGCGCGGGCGAACGGCGCTCCGTTTACCTCTGAGTCCTGGAACGGCCGGAGTCAGAGCATCGCCCAGGACTACCTCAAGGGCGTGCTGAACTCGCCCGACGTGATGCAGGCTCTCGGCCTCTACCGCACCCCGCACTTCGCGTGAGCACATGGCACTGCACGACAACCCGCCGCACCGCGTCAACACCTACACCGTGGCCAGTTCCGCCGACCAGGGCGGGGGCACGGCGTTAAGTTACACCCTCGCGGACAGCAGTTTGAAGTGCAGCATCAACACGGCGTCGAGCAGCGAACGGGAGATGTTCAGCCAATCGCAGCAGATCGTGACGCACACGGTCGCGTTCTTGACGAGCGCCATCACCACGCCGCTCGTCCGCGGCATGAAGCTCGTCGCCACCGACAACAGCATCAGTCTCCACGTCCTCGGGATCAGTGCGGGAAGGGCGTATGGGAGCATTCCCGCGTTCACGACCGCGTACTGCGAAAGCATCAACTGAGCCGGGGCTACTCCCCCGCGACCAGAGCAATCACCCCCGCGGCGACCGCCGTTAGCACGAACGCAACCGTGCTGAACGCCACCGCGAACGGGCAGTAGACCACGCTCCACAGCGACCAGCCGGCGATCGTCACGCCGTAGATTGCGCCCCCGAGGGCGCGGCGGGCTTTTCGACGCAGGGAGCGCCGAAGAGAGCGAAGGGACGCCATTACGCACCCGCTTTCGCTTTGACGACCGCTTCGGGCGCCTCGTCCGCGGAGTAGCAGCGGATCACCCCGCCGCGCCACAGGTGCAACTCTTCGCACTTGCGGCACAGGAACCAAAGGAAGGACGCCTCCCGCTTCGCCGCGAGTTCCGCACGCATCGCTTCGCGCTGCTCTTTCGTGAGTTTCATCGCCGTCCCTCCCGTTTGTGGTGCCGTTACGATTTGGGCTTCTGCTGCGTCTCGCCAAACACGGCCCGGTAAAACCGCGCCAGCGCCGCCGCGTCCCGCTCGTCCGCCGCCGCCTCTTTGTCCGGGTCGGTGGCACACGCGGGGCACAGCAGCTTCGCACCCTGTTGCACCCACTGCGGGGTGCGGCTCTTGCACTTCGAGCAGGTGACGACGACCGGGGGCATGGAAGCGACCTCGTAAGTAGTTGTGTGAACAGAGCATCCCGCGCCGCGCCGCGAACAACAACGTCCGTTCCCCCTCACCCCGTCGCGACCCCCAACAGCACCAACCCGAGGAGTACCGCCATCGCCGGCGGCAGGTGCATCGCCAGGGCGAACGGTAGGCCGAGGATAAAGCCGGTACTGAGCAAGAGGGCGAACTCGGTCACGTTGCGGAGGAACTTACGCATGGCTTCAGGACTCCTTCCGGGGGTGGTGAGGGGGCAGGTATCAGACTCTCACCCCTCCACGGGGTACGCTTTGGCGTCCAGCGCCTCCCGCAGCCGCGCGGCGTACTCGTCGCCGTCGATCCGGCCCGCGAGGTACTCGGCCTTCGCCCTGTACCCGTCCGCCTCGCACATCCGGTCCACCCGCCCGACGCTGCCCGCACGCATCTTGCGGGCTTCGGATTCCAGGCCGTGAGCCAGGGTCAGCAGTTCGCGGAGCTTGGCGAATCGGGACATGGTCGGAACCTCGTGCGTCTCGGGGGTGGTATCGGTCGCCTCGTGTAGCCAATAGTAGCCAGTGGTAGCCACAGGGTCAATGGTATAGTTATGAAAATCGAAAACCGATAGGATTAGTAGCGAATGGCTACCAAGAGGGTGGCCGGCACACTTGAGGCGCGCCCCGCGTTACCGACAATGAACCCCGTGGCGAACAAGAAGAAGAACCCGGACCGGCACAAGGCGCGGCGCATCGTGGGCATCCCCGAGGCGCTCGCGGTCGCGCTCGAGGGCGTCGCGGCGGACCAGTTCAACACGCTGGCCGAACAGGTGAAGATCGCGGTGCGCGAGTACCTCGAGCGGCTGAACCGCCTGCCGAGCGCGAGGGGGAGGCCGAAGGCCGAAGGGGGATGACGTGCGAACGGCTCGGATGGCGGTTCTCGGCGCGATCGTCGGTATCGTCGTGCTCTTGGCGCTGTTCTTCGTTGAGGCGGAGCGACGGCACCAGAATAACCCGAATCGGTATCACCGTGCCGACTTCGAGGCGAAGATCCTGGGGAAGACCGAGGCGGAAGTCAAAGCCCTGCTTGGCGAACCCGAGTTGGCCGACCAAGAACCGGCAAACAGCCCACAAGCGGGTAAACGATGCTTGGGCTACATCCTCGGGCGATCGAATTGGAGCGTTCGCGATGAGCAAGGCGGCGTGGTGATTTACTTCTCCCGCGAGCGCGGCACTGCGGACCGCATCCAGTTCGTGCCGCCGCCCCAGAAAAACGAAAAAGGCGTGTTCATCTTCGTCCGCTTCTAACCACCAGCCCGGCGCGCCCCGGCGGGCGCCAGCGCCCCGCCGCCACCCCCGCCGCCCAGCGCCCCGCTGAGCAGGTCGAAGATCGCAATGAGCACGTCCATGACCGGTTTGAGCGGTCCCCCGTCTTCCTCCGCTCCATCGCCCGCCGTGGCCCGCGTCACAAGCTTCTGAATGTCGAACGCGGTGCCGCCGACTTCTTTCATATCCGGGTTGTAGACCGTCACGTCGCGGCGCCGGTCGTCGGGCCTGCGGCCCCCGCCGATGGCCGCGCCCGCATCGTCCACGGCACCGACGAACCGGCCGGCGGCACGAAACGCTGTCGAGAACCCCGCGCTCAGGCGACTCGCGCCCTCGGATCGCAGGCGGTCGTAGTAGTCGAACGGCCGCTCGCCGGGTCGGTGCGCCGGCGCGCCGGCAATGCCGCCCGCGACGCCGCCGACGAACGCGCCGACCGGCCCGCCCACTCGCCACCCGGCGTAGGCGCCCGCCGCCATCCCCGTGAACACGTCACTCGAGTTGTGCCGCTGGTACGGATCTCGCCCGCCCATCAGGATCGAGCCGAGTCCGGCGCCCGCGAGCGCGCCCAGCGGCCCGAACCGCAGTCCGAGCATCGCGCCGATGCCGGCGCCGAGGAGCCGGTTCTGCTCATTGCCCCCCATCATCCGCATGCGCTTTTCGATCTCGGTGGCGCCGTAGGTCATGGCGCTGATGACCGGGGACATGACCGCGGCGAACTGCCGCCCGAGTTGCTCCATCGCGTAGTCGAGTTTCGCGGACTCGACCGTGTTGCCGAACCCGCGGTTGGCGAGGCCGCGCGCCTGCCCCAGCCGCCCGGCGATGCCGCCGATCACCGCGCCCTCGAGTCGCGCAATGAGGCGGTCGAACTGGTGCGCGGCGACGCCCCCGGCCGCGCCGCTACCGCCGCCGGCGCCGCGCCCGCGCCCCTCGGCGGCGTCGCGGGTGCGGCGGGTGTTCTCTTCGATCTGGCGGAGCCAGTCTTCAACGGGGGTCGCCATAGGTACTCACGACGCGGCGTATTTAAAGAGCTTGTTGAAGTCGTTCGACGCGTAGGGCTTCACCCCGCCCGAAAGCCCGGTGCGGCTGACCTCTTTCCAGTTACCCGCGGCGTCGAGGAAGTGATTCCAGCCGCCGATCAACCCGCCCGCGTCGCGCCCGCCCTTCCACTTGAAATGGAAATCCACGTCACACACCCAATCGCCGGCCGCATCAAAATACCTGTTGCTATCGTCGAAGCCCAGGAAGAGTAGCGTTCCCGGCGCGAAACAGTACCCATCGGGCGCGGCGCAGTCGAACCACCCGTCGTTGACGGTGCCTGCGAACTTGTCCCGCGCCCGCTCGAGGCTCGTGTCCGCGCTCGGATTGAACACGGGGGGCCACGGGTTCTCGGCGGTGCCGCCGGTCCAGCCGATCGGCGGCGGCCAGCCAATGGGCACCCGGACCCATCGGAAACGGATATCGGCAAACTGCACGACCCGGAACCCGACCTGACCGATGAACTTCCGGTTGGCGGCGGTCACGTCGTCCACGATCTTGAATCCGCCCGCGGGCGCGCCCGCGGGAATGGGCTGCTCACGGGTGTACGTCTTGCGCGTGCGGACGACGTAGCGGTAGAGTTCGGTCGCGCCCGCGCTCGCGCCGGCGCCGGTCTGGATCGCCGCGACCTGGGTGTCGTCGAGGATCGCGTAGGGGAACACCTCGAACACCGCCGAGTACCGCGTCCAGAGGGTCTGCGGCCAGTTGCTCCCCGCGTCCGAGAAGTTCGCGCCGTCCTCCGGGTTCCCGCCCTGGCTGATCTGCGAGACGATGGAGCAGAACTGATTGCGCCCGTCCTCGTAGGGCACCGTTTCCGGGATGAACCTACGCAGGAGCGGCGTGCTGCCGGGCTTGATGACCCCGACCTCGCCGACCATGCGGCGAATCCACGTCGAGGACATGTCCCACTTCTGGCGACACACGATCGACGTGCTGCCGTTGCCCGCGCCCCACGACTCCTTCGGGGTGAGAGCCTCGATTTCGTAGGGGATTTGGCTCCGGGTCGTTTTCGGCAACCCGGTGGTGTCCCCGAACAGGTCGAACGTCGCCATGCTCGCAGCATCGCCCCGGCGGGGGGAACCATGCGGGCCGGTTCCCCGCCCGCGGGCAATGGTGGGGGCATGGCCAAGAGCGCTGTGTCGTCAATCATCGACAAGTACAACGGCATCACCGCGAGCCTGTTCGGTGCCACCGACCGACCGCCCATCTTTCTGGGCAAGGTCGCGCAGACCACGGGCGCCGGCGCGGCGCAGCGCGTGCCCTACGTCTGCCTCATGGACGACGGGTTCAACCCGACCCTTGACAGCTCCTACGGCGGCATCGAAGCGGGCGAAATCAAGCTCGAGGTGTACGCGCTCAAGGTCGATGACGCGACCGGCGTGACGGTCGATAGCATCTGCCGCGCGATCAAGTTCGCGGGCGGCACGCCCGCGCAGCACCAGGGGTTCGACGGCGGGAGCCTGAGCTTCGCGTCCGGCAGCTTCCTCTACTCCATTTCCCTCCTACGCACCCGCGAGCGCCGCGACTACGCGGGGTTCGACTATCAGGGCGCCCGCGTGCATCTGGCGGAACTCACCTACGCCGTAACGGTCGGGCTGAGTTCCTCCTGACCCGGTTCCCCCCGCCGGGGCCACAATCCCGGCATGGCGTTCGACATCAACACCGACGACCGCCTGAGCGGTGGCGGTGCCATCACCGACAGTTCGACGGCGGTCAGCCAGTCCGCCTCGTTCGGGTCCGGTGTGCTGCCGACCATCCGCTACCGCTACAGCTACGGCACCGGCAGCGGGCAGGTGAACGCGTGGTATCTGGCGCGGCGCACGCTCGCCGCGACCACGTTCGACAACCTGAACCTGACGAGCGGGTTGACCACGCTCGGCACGACGTTCAGCTTCACCAAGCTCAAGCGGGTGCTCGTCGCCATCATCGACCCGGACGGCACCAAGAGCCTGCGCGTCGGGCCGCAGAACCAGGCGAACGCGAACCCGCTGTGGTTCGCGGCGGTCACGGCGAACTTCTACGAGACGACTTACACCTACGTCCTCAAGGACCGCCCCGTGACCGGTTGGGACGTGGCCGCGGCTTCGACGGACATCCTGAGCATCTACAACCCCGGCGCCGGCTCGCTGGATTACGCGATCTGGATTCTCGGACTCGACTGAGAGGTGACGTATGGCGTTCTGGAGCGGCAACGGGTCGTCCCTACAGATCGGCGTGACGACACTCCACTGTCGAATGACCCGGATGCGCAAGGCGGCGCGCCTCGCGGAGACGACCCACAGCGGCACGTCCTCGTCCGTCTACCAGCAGGTCGTCAAGGACCACTCGTGGTCAGCGAGCATCGTATGGGACGACACGAACTTGCCGGACACGGACTTCGGGCTGACCGAGGGCGCGCAGGTCACGCTCATCTTCAACATCGGCGGCAGCGGCAAGACGGAGACGCTGACCGGCACCACTGTGGAATCGCTCGAGGACATCATGGACTCCACGGGCGACATCATCCGAACGGAAATCACCGGAAAGGGCGGGGTGCTGACGCGCCCCGTGACGTGACATGGAAGCGGTCGAAGCAGTGAACCGGGCGCCGGGCGTTTTGAAGCTCGGCGGGCGCGAGTTCGTGATCCTGCCCCCCACACCCCGCGACATGCTCGCGGTGCGGGCGCGCATGGAGGCGCTCGCGGGCGAGAAGTGCGTCAGCCCGCTCGACTTCGCGCTGAAGCACACGCACCTCCCGCCGGCGCTGCTGGCGGTCGCGGTGACCGAGGCCATCAAACTCGGCTCGGGCGGCGGCGTGAAGCCGCACCCTGACGCGGTGTGGGACGAGTACGCCTCGCTCACGGGGGTGCGGTGGCGGGTGTGGTATCACGTTTCGCGGGTGCTCGGGGACGCGTTCACGCTCGAGGGCGCGGCCGCGCTGGTGACGGACGACAACCTGCTCGACGCGAGTGAGGCGCTCGACGCGGCGCTCCGGCTCAAGGATCTCGACCCAAACGCCCAGGCGCCCGCGACTGGCACGGCTTCCTGACCGAGCTGCCGTGGGCGGAAATCCTCCAAGACTTCGCGAAGTACCTCCATTGGGAGGCGGCGGCGGTCCTCGACCGGCACACGTTCGCGGAGTTCGTCTCGCTGTGGTGCGGCGGCGGAAACACTCGGGCGCCCCACGACCCGGCGGCGCGACGCGACCGGATCATCAGGCGGCGTCGCAAACTCGGACTGCCCGAGACGCGCAAGACCTCGGACGAGACGTGATGCATGTTCGGCCACTCGCCACCGATGTCCGCGACCGGGGCGCGCCCGCCGTCCGATTGGGGTGCGGGCGACGACGCGCCGATCGGGGAGATGGCGAACCAGCCCGGCTCGTTCTGGGCGAAGATCACCGGCAACGCGTCGGGTACGAACCGCTACGCGTGGACCCAGATTGACGAGGGCGACACCACTTCGTTCGATGCGGTTCTCTCGACCGCGTTCGCGGCAACGGGCACGAGCGATGCCGAGGGCTCGCCCGCCTACGAGATCAACCTGCGCACCGACGTGCCGACCGGCGCGCGGGTGAGGGTGTGGCCCGCCGGCGACTTCACCTACTACTTGTTTCAGTACATCCCGGCCCCCGCCAAGCCCGCGTCCCCCTCCGAGAACTCCGTTCCGGCCCTCACCAGCACCGGCGACCTCGCCAACACCCCGCAGTATGTCGTCCAGGGCACGGACACCGT